GTTTTGGCCTCTAAAAATAGCTCCACCTGATAAATCGAACATCATGTTCCACAAAACGAACAAGAAAAATTCTCTATCTGGGCGGTTCTCAAAAAAAATGACCGCATTTGCGGTCACAGAATGGAAAATGGCGATCAGGTGAACGTTTTTCGACGATTTTCATACACCTCGGATGCGTCTTTCATCAGCTCAGGATCCTCCTTCACAAAAAGAATGCAGTAGGCATAACACTGATCGAGTTCATCGACGGTTTTCGTATTGCTCGCGGCGATCCGAAAGCGTTCGAGAATCTCCTCAGGTGATCGGGTTTCTTTCTCATGCGTCTCAGCCTGAACCGTCACCGTCTTACCGATCACCTGATTGAGTTCGGTGACGGTCTGAGGTGCAGGAACGGGAGTGACGTCGCGCTCAATGGGTTGAGTCATTTCATCAGGGGTGTAAACGCCCAGGATCACATCAGGCGTATAAAGACGCGCCCAGTATTTTACCGCCAGATAACCGAACTGTTGTTTGGGTGCCGTCGTCCAGAGTGGGGAGTTTCTGACCTTGATGAATTCAAGGTAAAGCCATTCACCCCAGGTCACCTCCTTATCGCCTGTGAGGACGGCACCGACCCGCACACACAGACCTTTTTCGGCGTTGTCGCTCTTATCCCCTGGGCGATATTTATCCCATTCACCGCCGTATTCATATTTAAACCGGGACTGGACAGCGTGAGAGCTTGTCACAACCGCGTTCACCAGCTGCGCCTCGTAACACAATCCTCCGTTCACGACGCTGGTCTTTTGCGCCACCGCATAAGGATTCATGTTCCATTGCACCGCCTGTAAGGCCACCGCGAGACAGTCAGCAGGTTTGCCCACCAGATGATTCGGGATCGTGACCCGACTCAGCGCCATCTGTTCCGCGAAAATCTGAAGCTTTTCAAGGCTGGTGGGATTGAAAATCGCTGAGCGGGTTTGAGACGGATCATGTTGCACAATATCATTCATAGATAGTCGTTCCTTTTATCCCATTCGGGGCGCGTGATTTCCTCGACGCCGCCGAACTCGTTTAACGCGCGCGCCCTGGCATAGGTCTGAAGGTCTTGACGGAAAAGATGGGTGCCAACCTCGACATCGTAAGCGGTCAGGGAATAGACACGCACTGGATACCGACCACAGTCAATCGTCTCGCTCACGGCAATGAACACAAACATCGGGTTCTCACCGTAAGACTGACGAAACCCTTCCCGATAAAATGCATCCTGTACGTGATAACGGAACTCCGCGACGTGTCTCGGAAAGCGACTCATGTCAGCGACCTTTTTCACGTCAATAATCAGTGGCATTCGGATCAGGAATTTATCGGGACGAATGCGGCACAGGAGCTGAGTCGCGTCATCGTTCCAGTACATCGAGGCCTCACAGTGGCCATCCTGTTCAAGCAGCCACCTCGCGGAGGGGTGCGCAAACGTGGAATCGCGCATGAGTGAAAGCTTTCGCCAGCTCTCAGCCGTCAATATCGTTTTCCCGCTCGCTTGTGTCTCTTCCCGAAACGCTTTTTCATCTGCCTTTCCGGCGTTGGTGCGGCGATTGAAATCCGGCAGACAGATAAACCGTTCGTCAAACTGATCCGGTTCGAGTAACGCACAATGAAGGGCGGTGCCCATATTGAGCGCATCCTTTTTCTCTTCATCCTCAGGTGCATCTTTTCGCCATTGATACACCGCCGGACTGAGGGCGATGTCATCGAGCTGAGATTTACTGATTCCCTCTCCCTGATGGTAATCCGCATTACTCAGGGAAAAATACACGCCAGGTTGCATCACGCCTCCTGAGGCCAGGAATTGACGTATCGGGCGATCGCAAACTCGCGGGTCACGCGAAACATCAGCAAATCCCAGAAACATTCAGAGACGTAAACCTGATAATCAACATCAGAGAGCGAAAGATATTCATCAACTAACGCGGTGAACTCGGTAGGGTGGTAAGCGGCAATGGCGTTATAAATCGGGATTTGGGATTTCAGGTTGTGCAGTCGTTCAACTTCGTTTCGGATTTCCTCCCAGTCTTCATTGGTAAAGTCGGTAATGAGATCGGTGATGCGTCGATTGTCGGAGATGGAAAGTCGCATGTAATGCCTTGTGATTGAAGCCAGTCGAGCATGTCTGAAATGAACTCGAAATCGGCAAGGCTCTCTGTTTGTGTTTGACTGGCGGGGCCACCAGCTTTTTTAGTACACACTCGGATCACCTTTCTCTTTCAAAAAGGCGATCAGGTTGTGCGCACAGCGATGAACGAATTTAGACACGGCGCGTAAGCGCGAACGAGACAAGCGCATGAACGTTTCTCCATAAATGATAAAGCCCCGAATCGGGGCTTTGGGTTTTCAGAGGTTTTCACAGTAGTTCTTAAATTCCATCGATATCTTATCGACCTCCCCCAGCTGGTCATAAAGGGTGTCGAGCGTACTTTGTACGTTATCGTTTGCTTTATTCAGCCTATCGATAAACTCAGTAATCTTCGGCTTGATATCCGTCAGCACCTGAGAAAGGCGAGACTGATCGGCTTTGTCCGCTTGCATGAGCATTTCAAGGGCGCGTTTACGGAGGTCTTCGGCCTGATTCCCGTCAGGGCTGGAAGCCATTTGCATTTCGGATTTGACCTCCCTGATTTCAGAATTGGGTAATTTTTCAAAAAGCTCATTTTTGAGGTCGTCTACCTGGGATGTTTCCTCGACATCTTCCGCGTCATCCTCTTCAGTCACCTCGGGTTCGGCGGGAGAGGGGATGTCTGCTTTCGTGGCTTCCTCAACGGGCATGGTGATTTTTGGCTTGATACCGTCCCAGTCGAAGCCGTCTATTCTGTCAGGCAAGCCATGCTTCTGATGAAAAAAGAACGTGGTCAGGTTGCCGCCAGCGGTGGGCCTGGCCTGGATCACGTTGATGCAATCTCTTTCGTTGAGGTAGCGGATCAGGATGTCTTTATCTTTTCGGCTGAGTTCGGCAAAGCTCTTCACTTTCTGGCTCATTTGAGGAAGGCGAACGCCGTGAGGCATTCTTTCTACAAAGTTTTTTACCTCAGCGAGTGGACGCCAAAACTTATTGGGCAGGTTGATTAAGGCCATGGTCTCTCCTGTGTCTTAAGGGTATCAGAACCGATTTTAATGGGTTCAGGTCAGCGTCCAGGCTCTTAAGATTTCACAGGGATTAGCAGAACTTACCTAAATTCGCACGATCTGAAACAGACGATTTGACCCGCGATCAGCGGAAAGCCTGAGCCTGATGAAATGCTGGACTGAGGCAATAAAAGACCACAAGTTATTAACAAAAAAATCATAATCTGTGTGATTTCATCGCGTTGTTTGACCTAAGTATTCATTCGGACGGTTTCAGCGATCAAAAAAACAGCCGGAATGAATACCCAAGTTCGCACCATTGCCAATCATCCTGATCACGCCGGGCGACCGACGAACTGTGTTGCGCCGTTCAACGCCCTGATTAAATACTAAGAGATTTAAATGGTCAACTACTTAAGTTTTAGGTGGGAGTGTCAAAATGTGACGAGGGTCGAGAAATGTGAATTTTAAATCTCTAAGTTGTTAATCTTGCCCGAACTGTGGGTTCGGGCGATAAGTGTCTGATTGGAAGGGGTTACATGCCGCGCTGAGAGAAAACAATACGACCTAAAATCTGAAGGTCGTCCATGCCGATTTTTTCTTCGGGGTAAAGCGCCTGGTTATAGGTTCGCATGGTCAGTTCACTTGAACCGGATCGATAGAGTGCCCGAATTTTTTTCCAGTTTCCTTGATCTATCGCATAAAATTTACCATCTATGATTTGCTTGTCGTTCAGGTCGACAACGACACGCGTTCCGATGGGCATCACTGGGGCCATGCTGTCATCTTTGACAGAAAAGCCGATGAAATCGCCTTTGTCGACATCAACACCAAACGTTTTAAGATCTGCTTCAGAAAGCGTCATTTTCAGTCCAGAATAAGCGGTGAACGGAAACGGCGAGTTCGCAAAAGCACTTTCAATATCAGGAAGTAACGGTATTGCGATCTCCCCCGCCAGGGTCAGTGAAACGCCTCCGTGTAATTCCAGCGTTTCAGGTGTCAGGCCGGATTCGTTTCGGCCAGCAGTATGGTTAAGTTCCGTGCTTTGTTCAACATACTGGAACCCGTTTCCTGTTAACAGCCAGTGGGCATTGACGTTTAACGCCTCCGCGATTTCGACAAGTCGCTTACTCGATTTTGCCTGGCCTGACACCAGTTTGTACACAGTTCCCTGAGTGACACCGACCCGACGGGCTAATTCACCTTGCGAGTAACCTCTCTCTTCTAACATCGCTTTCAGGCGGTCAGCTAATGTCATTTCTCTCTTTGAACCTCTTCATGTCTGGGAGTTGAAAATCCAATACTTAAGGCGTTATGATTTGCATTCCGGCAATTACTGAGGTAATTAAACCTGTGAACGAAATCGTTCGGTTCGCCATTGCGCAATACGGCAGCCAGAAAAAACTGGCGGATGCGTGCGGCGTCACACAGGGGGCTGTCTGGAAGTGGCTTCACGGTCAAAATGAGATTTCTCCGCAATATGTTTACGCGATTTCTCGCGCCACCGATGGCCACTTTAAGCCCCATCAAATTCGTCCTGATTTACCTGAATTGTTTCCTCAACCTTAAGTGAAACACTTCAACGCTCTTTAACAATCTGTCTTTTTATGACGACGACGACTTTCACTTTAGCGCGAAATTTTCGTGGGCGCTCCACGGCTCTCTCTATTGTTCCCACTAGTGAAAGCTATGGATATGAGTCATCAGATTGAACTTTTTATGACAATTGTATGACACAGTTATCACGCGTTGTTACTTAAAGATGATTCTCCGCTCGCACCCATACCAATGACAAACACCCAGGAGTTTACCGAATGCGGTCTACACGGAATTACACGGCCTTAAAGATTGAATCCACACTACTTAACGCCATCAATATTCACGGCACTGAAAACATTGCGAAAGCGATAGGCCTGGATAGGTCTCAGATTTCGCGATGGAAAAAATCCCACATCCCGAAGTTTGCGCGGTTTCTCGCATACATCGGTTATGGCATTGAGGATGACGATTTGAGAAGGCTGGCCTCAGAGGTCGCGAAGCTCTTGATAAAGGAGATGCGCGCCGATCCTGACTATCCCGCGCGCAAGAGAGAGGAATAAAAGCGTCGTCGAGTTCAGACAATCTGTTAAACGTCAAGACCACAAAGCCGCTTTACATACTGAACCGCTCCCTTTGTTCATTTCAGGGAGTGATCTGAATCAATATAAAAAAAGGATCTCTGTGGGGCAGAGATCCTTCAACGCTGATTTTCAGAGGTGGAAAGCATGAATCCTGAATCTTTTCACGGTTATTCTAACATCGACTTTGCAATCGAAAAAAGAAAAAATCGCGCATTAAAAAACATTACAGTTTCTAAGGTTATTCCCGCATTCATATGTCTGGAGGTGGCGCTTTGAAACCGCGTTTCACTCTCCATGATTTCACCCAGGATGCCCTCGCTCGGGGTAAAAAAATGCAAAATCAGAAACAGGGCCATTTTTCACTGTTTCGAAGTGTTTTGTCTGCAAGCTGGAGCCTCGACCCGTTGAAGCTCTCTCTCTGGATTCGATTATTGTCCGATGCGAGTTTCAAAAAACGTACCGTCGACTTTATCGGTCGGAAATGGGATCTGAATCCTGGCGAGCTGGTGACAACCGCCGCCATGCTGGGGAGTAAAATCAAGCCGGAAGGCATACCGTTAGATAAACGTCATGTCCTGAGGATCCTGAAATTCTTCGAACGTGAAAAAATGATCTCAATCCGATCCAATCACCAGGCAAGCGTGATCGCGATCACAAATTATTGTCTATATCAGGATATTTTGCCTTTTTCAGACGGTTCTGAAGACGGTACACCCCACGGTACACCCCACGGTACACCCCACGGTACACCTAAACCCAGTCCTGACGCGGGTTTGAGGCTGGTGGTCGGTACACCCCTCGGTACACCCCTCGGTACACCCGACGGTACACAGAACAATACTGGATCTAATAATGATCTTTTAAAAGATCCTTCGTCACGACTGAAAAAGTCTCGACGCTTTACGGCATCCCAGGCTAAGCTCCCTCCCGATGTCGCCATCCAGTCAATCAGCGGCAAACACTGGGGCACCACGGAAGATCTACGGCTCGCTAATTGGATCTACTCGCTCGTTTTAGCCGTGAATCCCGCGACGAAAGAGCCGAACTGGTCTTCCTGGTCAAACGATCTTCGACTGATCCGTTATGCAAAAGAGGTCGATCATCGATCCATCGCGATTGTTTTCCGTTATGCGAATTCCGATGGCTTCTGGCAAACTAATGTGTTAAGTCCTTCTAAGCTTCGTAAGCACTGGGATAATTTATTTATCCAGAGTCAGCAAGCGAGAAATACACGAACCCCGAATCAGCGAAATCATCATCTTGATTTCGATAATGATGACTGGGCAGAAGGATTAGAAATATGAAGCAAATCGCGGAAGCCATTAAACAACGCGATGCCGTTCAACTTTCATTGATTGCGCAATCGCACCCAGAAAAGAAAACTGACAGTATTCCTCCACAAGCGATAGAGATATTTAACGACATTTTCAAACAACTCAGAGCCATATTCCCGGCCATGATGGCGACAATTAAAGACCAGGAACAGTTAAACGAACTCCGTCGACAATGGGTCAAAGCCATCGCGGAAAATCATATTTATTGTTCTGCCCAGATCGAAGCCGGAATGCGACGCGCCCGACAACATGAAAAACCGTTTTTACCCTCGCCGGGTGAATTCGTTTCATGGTGTAAAGAAGGTGAATCTCAGCTTTATGGTTTACCGAAACCTGAAGAGCTTTATGACACCGTGATGAATTTCAGGGCAAGGCGGTTTCAATATCCTTGCCCTGAAAAATATCCCTGGTCGTCTCATGCGGAATATTGGTTAGTGACAGCGGTGAGTTCGAAAATGACCGCGCTTGCACTGACCGTTTCCGCAACAATGAAAGTCTGTGAGTCCGAAATAAAAAGACTGGGAGAAAAAATCCGAAACGGATTTATTCCTCCTGAACCTGTTCCCCAGGTTGAAAAAAAAGTGATTGTGACCTCTCCCGACGTCGCTTTGTCTTATCTCGCCAATATGCGAGCCATGATCAAAGCCAGTCATTAAGAAAAGGGCGCTTGCGCCCTTATTTTCCCTCAATGAGATCTTCATGTCCGCGTATTACAACGAATGGGACAAAAAATCCGCTGCCTGGCTTCGTGTGCTTATCGACAGGAAATTGATCGCCCCTGGTGAGGTGGATGAACGCAGTATCACCGCCGTCACCGCTGACGATCTGAAAGGCTTTCGCCAGTGTCATTTCTTTGCCGGAATTGGTGGCTGGAGTCTTGCCTTGCGCTTATCCGGCATTCCTGACGATCAGCCCATCTGGACCGGCTCACCGCCTTGTCAGCCGTTTAGTGTGGCAGGGCACCAGAAAGGAAAGCTCGATGACCGACATCTTTCCCCCGCGTTCCTCGCCCTTATCGAACAGTGTCATCCTCCAGTCGTGTTTGGCGAACAGGTTAACGCAGCGATTTCGAAAGGGTGGCTCGATGATTTATTCACTGAGCTGGAAAAACAAGGTTACGGGTGTGCATCGTCCGTTCTGCCAGCTGCAAGCGTTGGCGCGCCGCACCAGCGATATCGATTGTTCTTTGGTGCGCACCAACTGGCCAACGCCACAAGCACACGATACCTCTGGGGCGCGAATGCCACGATTCAAACGCGATACAACCCGCAATCCGAATATTACAGAGAGTTATCGTCACGATTTAGCGGATATCCCTTACCTGATCTTCAGCCAGCCTCCGAACTGGTCGGGCTGGTCGACACCGACCACCAGCGACTTCAAAGGCAGTGGCCCGACGGTTATCCGCAAGGATGGCAAGAACCGGATGTTCGACAGGCTGGATTACGCGACAGAACAAGGTTTACTGACGCCGCTTATTCGAATTTCTCATACTGGTCAGATGCTGACTGGCTCGGATGTCGCGACGGTAAGTTCAGGCCAATTGAACCCGGCGCATTCCCGCTGGCTGATGGGATTCCCGCCAGAGTGGGACGACTGCGCGGTTATGGCAATGCCATAGTTCCTCCTCTCGCCTCAGAATTTATTAACGCGTTCTTTGAGGCGATTCTCGATTCATTCGACTGCTGAGAACCCAATGAACATAAATCTCCTTCATGGTGATTGTCTTGAACTCTTAGATTCCCTTCCTGAAAATTCCGTTGACAGCATTATCACCGATCCCCCTTACGGGTTAAGCAAGGCACCGGATATGACGGAGGTGTTAACCCATTGGCTTAACGGAGATGACTATGAACATCGCGGGTCAGGGTTCATGGGGAAAACCTGGGATAGTTTTGTGCCGGGGCCATCGGTCTGGCGACGGTGTTTAGCGGTATTAAAACCGGGCGGTCATTTGCTCTCGTTTTTTGGTTCGCGCACCTATGACCTCGGCACTACGGCGATCCGTCTGGCTGGATTTGAAATCCGCGATCAGATTATGTGGGTTTATGGCTCAGGCTTTCCCAAATCCCATAATTTAGGACGTGCGATTGATAAAGCATTAGGCATTAAGCCTACAGTGATCCCTTACGCGGAGGGTGACTTGCACGTTCCGACCTCTCAGGATGCAAAGAACTGGGATGGCTGGGGAACGGCGCTGAAACCCGCTCACGAACCGATTTGTGTGGCACGTAAGCCGTTCACAGGGTCAGTGGTTCAGAACGTCTTAAAACACGGCACAGGCGCAATGAATATCAATGCGACCCGTGTCGGAACGGAAACACGTTACAACCCGCGTTCTCACAATAAACCCGGTGGCCTCAGCCTGAATATGTCGGTGTGTGGAATGCCGGAGGACGGTGTCGGATCTCTTGTGTCGGGTCGGTGGCCAGCAAATTTCTGTCATGATGGGTCAGAGGAGGTTTTAAACCTGTTTCCTCACTCGACCTCGAACGGCAATCGCAGTGAGGCCAGCCGACAGGCAAGCGTTAAAGGGACGTCATGGCTCATGGATAATCACATGAGTCAGGAATATTCTGATTCAGGATCGGTTGCCCGATATTTCTATTGTGCCAAAGCCAGCAAACAAGACCGCGACGAGGGGTTACACATGATGTCGGAAACCCAGACCCGCAATCCTCACCCGACCGTTAAACCGACCTCCCTGATGGCCTGGCTTTGCCGTCTGGTGACACCCACAGGCGGCGTCATCCTCGATCCGTTTATGGGAAGTGGGTCAACTGGCAAGGCGGCGGTCATCGAGGACTTTGATTTTATTGGCATGGAATCCGACAGCGATTATTTTGATATTGCGCGACAGCGCATCGCCTTTAAACAAAATCAGTTGCATCCATCATGATCCATATACCCAGAGAGGGGATTTGTGTTCACCCCGATAATTGTGAGGCTGTCAAAAAGCTGCTTGACCGCGAAATCAATTCCGGTCAGCGCTTGTTGATAAAAGTTGAACCCTGGCATGAGAAGCGGACGCTCAATCAGAATGCGATGTTTCATGCCTGGATGGGTGAACTCAGTCGGTTTCTGATTAACAGAGGGCGACCGTTTTGTTCCCCTGAGTGGTGCAAAGACGCCATGAAGTTCACCTTTCTGGGGTTTGAGGAAATTTGTTATACCGATGTAAAAACAGGCGCTCAGATCGTGAAGGAAACCTTGCGCCAAACCTCTAAGCTCAGGACGGGCGAAATGTTCCAGTTCATGACGCAAGTTGAGGCCTGGTGTCTCAATATCGGCTGTTTCTTACGGGTGCCGACGACGTCAGAATTTTTCGCCCTGAAACGCAAACAGGAGGAGTGATTTTGACGAGTGATTCTGACAACGTCATCAGCCTCTGGGATCGGTCTGATCCGAATGCTGATATCAACGAAATGAAAAATTTCGTTGAGGAAGAGCGAAGGGAGACGGCGCGTTATTGCCCTCATACGAATATCCTTGTGTCTGAGTATGAGCGTTCAATCAGCTGTCGTTTGTGTGGTGCGGCCCTCGATACGTTCGATTATGTGCTCTCCATCGCCAAACGTGAAACGCGTCTCGACTGGGATCTTCGTCACCTGCGTTCAGAAATAAAACGCCGCACGGAAAGCCTTGAAAATCTCAAGCGGGAAGAGGTGAATACGCGCGCCCGAATTAAAACGGCGCAATTCAAATTACACGATGTTTCACTTGCGCTCGAAGAGGCGGGTGAAAAACTGTTGAAGGTCAAAAATCATGGAAAACGTGGATCCTGAGCAGATTAAAGAGGTCGAAGCCCTCATTATGGATTTTCTGACAAAGTTTGATAAAGGCTCAATCGAGGACGTTTATCAGGTCTGTCGGAGTTACATTCCGTATTATTTATTGAAAGATGTCTTTTTCCGCTTGTTCAAAATCGGCACGTTGCGCCGCCAGCTGGTACGCAATTTCCCGACGGAATACCGTATCGCGGCACTTCATCCGAAATTTGGTTCTCACTATATTCCGCGCAAACCTCAGGTTCGAACGAAGGAACACAAACGTCAGTATGATGACATAGTGAATTCATGCCGTGAGCAATCCAAAGTTTTCACCTTCGATCAACTTATCCGAACTGTGAGGGACTAACGTGAAAAAATCCTGGTTTGAACATTATCCGATGAATGAGGTGGAGGCGAACAGCCTGATACGCGATTACGCAAAGCGCGGGGTGACGACAGAAAAACACCTGACATCGGATCCGCGATTTTTTATCGTGAGCGCTTTTTTGCCTGTGTCAAAATTCGTGCCACGATCGAACCGCGCTTATATTAATAATCTCTGGAATTAAGTTTTCACTTTTAGCCAGCTCAGGCTGGCTTTTCTCCGATCATCCGCGACATTCTGATTTCTGAAACGAGGAATCTTGATGATCGCTTACGCTAAAGAAAAAATTTGTCCGATTTGCAATGCATCCTTTGTGCCCTGGATGACAACACAGCACGTTTGCGGCAACTACCGTTGTGCGCTTGCCTGGAACCGTCTTCAGGATGAACGGCATAAAGCGCGCGCGGAACGCCGTCTTTCACGCGCTCAATCCCACACCCAACAAAAGACCTGGTCTGAATATAACAAAGCCGCTCAGAATGCGTTTAATCGCTATATACGCATTCGGGATCAGGGTCGGGCTTGTCACGCTTGCGGCTGTCAACTCAACGATAACAATCCCAACAAATCGGGAGCCTTTGTGGATGCCAGTCATTACCGCTCTCGCGGTTCGGCCTCTCACCTGCGATTCAATGTCTTTAATTGTGTTACCTGCTGCTGGCACTGCAACAGAGAGTTATCCGGGAACATTCCTCAGCTCAGAAAAGGGCTGATTAAGCGCTTCGGTCTCTCTATCGTTATCCGGTTAGAGGTGGATAATGTGTTTCACCGACATTCCATCCCGGATCTGATTCGCATTGCGGATGTCTTTAAACGGCGCGGCGATCACCTTTTATCACTACGGAAAGGAAAACAGTTCATATGAATCTCGAAAAAACCCTTCGGTTTCATTATCCCAAATCCTTAAGGATTACCGATGACGTTCCCTCAACGAGTAATGACGCTTTACGTGCGCCGGAGGTGCTCGCCGCGATCGGACTGGCACAGGCTCAAGAAGGATTTGGTATGGCGGCGTTCTTTGGCAAAATGGGTGTCAGCCAGAACGAAAAAAACAAAGCCGTCGGTTTTCTGATGAAAATCGCACGTAAACGGCTGATGGGCTGGCGCACGTTTAACGCGCTGCCGGGTCGAAAGCGTCAACAGCTTTCCTATCTGATTTCCCTCTTTGCGTTCGAAACTTATTGCCGCACCGCTGAGGATGCCGGGTCACGGTGTCCGTATTGTCACGGTCGCGGCATGGTGCGCGATGTGAAAGCCAGCAAAGCGCTGAATATGCCTGTCGATAAACCCTGTTCCAAATGTGAGGGGAAAGGGTACAAGAAAGTGAAAGTGACGCAATTGATGGCCGGGGTGATGAAAATCAATCCTGAGTTTTCGCGTCGCACGTTTTTTCGTCGCGTGAAGCCGATTATCGATGAACTGGTGTCGGAATGTCATAAAGCGGAATCGGTGGCGAATTCCCTGTTTAAGGCAATTACGCAATAACGTATCAATTCGAGCGGTTTATTCATTGTACGTCTTGCGGTTTTGGCACAAACGGCATAATCTGAATACAGAAAGTGAGAACTCCGCCGTTAGCCCGGTTGATATGCAAACTTTCGACTCTTCTCTCTCCTCATTCTTTCGTTGTGGTATCCATCATGTTGTTCTGCCGAACCGACTGTCAGGGATTCCTTCCTCGTGTGTGTGGGAATGGGTGAGAGAGAACCCATCTTTTGACGGGCAAAAAAATGGCCGTCATCCTGACGGCCTAAATGTTTCACATTGTGGATAACGATAGCGACGATCTCACGACCATCGAGATCCAGTTTACTGACGCCATTTTTTAAAACGTATTAAATTGAGCGGTTTATTTTTTATTATTCGGTACGGGATAATAAGTTCATTTTGAAGTGGTTATTTTTTGATCTTCAGTTAATTGCAAAATTGCACAGGTCGCCATAACACGACAAAGATAGAATTGCGCAACAAATCGCAGTTCTGTTAATAATAACCAATGTGTGAGAGTGAGTTTATGGAACCCTTATTGAATCATGATCAAAAGTTCGCTTTTGCTGCCGTCGCGTCTATGAGTCTTGTCAGCATGATTAACGGCAAACCCACTGAAAATGAACTTGAAGAAATTTACATTCAGATCCACCAGTCCGAACGGATGTATGACCAAACCGATTTTTCTCTTGAAGCACTTGATGAATTGAAAGCACAGTTAGAGAACAATCCTGAACATGCCGAAGAGGCATTGTTAACCGAACTGACACGACTCGACCTGGAACATGAAGAGGCCACCGAAATCGTTAACATGGCGCTTGATGTCGTGAAATCCAATAAAGAAATCCCTCCAGAGAAAATCGATATTCTTTCAGGGCTTTGCAAAGCGTTAAATTTGTATTCTGATGAATTTAACTTTGTGACCTGATGGATGTTCGAAAAAGTGAAAACCTACCGTAGCATTTGCAGACTTTGCACCCCTGAGGATTCAGGGGTTTTTTTTGCTCAAATTGTGTGGTTTTCGAGAAGATTTTCTGCTTACAATCCCGGCTTCATAACTGATTCGGTGATTAAGCAATGCGTTATCCTGTTGATGTGATGGCCACCAGCTGTGGGTTTATCGTGTTCTGTCGTGACTTGCAGGAAGCGCAAGGATACGGCATCACGAAAACGGAAGCCTTGACCAGCTGTCAAGATGCATTGATCGCCGTCTTCGATGAATTTTTCTGTCATCGAGTCCCGATCCCATTACCCTCAAACGGCGGAGACGAGACGATCGAAATCCCCTGTTCCATCGCCGCGAAAGTGATGTTGCTCAACGAGGTAATAGAACAGAACGTTTCCCAGACCGACCTCGCCAAAATGCTCAATCTTCCGCGACAGGAAATTACCCGCATATTCAATTTGAGTCACACCACAAAAATTGACACAATACAAAAAGCGCTCACAGCTCTCGGTAAAACCTTACTGATACGCGTGGTGTGATTCCTCAGTATATTTGTAGACCTATCGACAGGCCTGAACGTTTTGTTCAGGCTTTTTTTTTACCCTCGCTTTGCCCAAGCGAACCATTCAGAGAGCCTTTTCGGGGTGAGTCAGGTGGGTTCGCCTGTCTCTCTCTGTGGGTGTTCTCCTGGGCACTGACTCACCCCTAAAAGGAAAACCCATGTTCGGATTTTTGAAAAAGCGCGCAAAGCGCATGACCACTGACATCACCAAATTTGACAAGCGCGATCTCGCTCAGGCGGTCGTCAATGCCGCCTGGCTGGTGGCCTATGCTGACGGCAATTGCGATGCGCTGGAACGTGCCAAAATCGACCAGGTTCTGAAAACGAATCCCGTTCTCTACAATTTCACCTCTGAGCTGGCTGAGATCTCCAGTCGAATCGTGAATTTGCTGGAGACGGATTTCAAAATCGGTCGTCGCGCTGCTTTGCGTGAAATTGAGGACGTGAAGGGCGATCAGCGTGAGGCTGAAGATGTGCTCGATGTCGCCGTCGCGATTGCGGAGGCAGATGGCGAGATTGAAAAATCAGAAATGAAAGTGCTGGAACAAATCGCACTGGTGTTAGGTCTGCGACTGGAAAACCATCTTGAATAAATATCCTGATAAAGTGTATTTCGTGGGTTTTCTGGCGTTTTTCATCATCTTTCATTTTCTGGGTAATATCGCCTCTGGCGTCTCTGATGCGGTTTTGCTCGGAGTTCTTTATGTTCTGATGCAGACAAAAAAGCCCCGATAAACGGGGCAAAACTTAACCGATACCTAACATCACAGTTAATGAGCGCTCAACCTCAATCATTTTAGCGTGGTCAATTTGACCAAATACTTCACCAAGATGATGTTTGTGAACAGTGTTGATTTTATCAATCATTACCCACGATTTTTTTCGAAGGTTGTTCACTTCATCGGGTGCCAGCTCAACACGGAAAATATCACTGTCTTTAAATTCCGTGCCAGTTATGGGCAAAATGACCACCGAATTAAATGGATTAAAGTTGTCAGACTGAATGATTAGTGCTGGTCTAGGTTTATTGATAAATTCGCCATCGTTAGAGGCGACAGAAACGATATCTCCTCTTTTCACCAGTCCCAACCCTCAATTTCATTCAGGCTTCTCTCTAAAAGACTGTCTAACTCAGGATCGTTTTCAGCTTTAGCTATATTCAATGCCTGACGACGACAGGTTTCGACAAAATCAGCTCGACGTGTATCAGGAACCCAGATTTGGATCGGCCTCATTCCGGCTTTCCGCATCGCATCGCGATGTTTCTGAACGCGACTTGTAGATTGCATGTTTCATTCTCCTTTCGTGTAACATGAAACATGATTACATCATAATTCTTTGTTTCATGCAACACTAGGAGTTGAACGTGGACATTCCGGCTGAACTGACCCTTAACGAGCTGATCGCTTCCTTAAAAGTCATGTATCTTGCTGTGTTTGCCAATGGCGAATACAACGAGAATCAGAAAGAAATGCTGAATGACATTTTTGAGGCCATGGGGTTAGAAGGTGATGCGCGGTTTGTGTCTCGCAAGCTTGCTGAACGCCAGAAAGCGGAACTCGAACGCGATTATCACAGTGCGCTCGACAATATCTTTTACTCGCTTGAGCAACTTCCTGATGATAAAGAACGATCACATCGTCTGATGACGCTTTATTTCGATATCGCGGAATCAGACAGCGATATGACTGAATCTGAAGAGATTATTGCTCAGGAACTGGCGGATTGTCTCGATCTGGACATCGATTATTATCTTCGCAATCGCACAGACTAGGAATCGTTTTTCAAAAACTGCTTTATCTTTCAGGGTAAATCGTTAAGTCAATGACCAACTACCTGAAGGAGCAAGTATGTATGATTCGCCTGGAAATGTAACCCGCGATGAACAAGATATCATTTTCGGTATTATCCTGATCGATGCCATCTATCTGATCGGGTTTGCTGAACATGCCCCGACCACCGCACAGATTCGCCTGATTCAGAACATTCGACGCCTCGAACCCATTCTTCAGAATCACCGATTCATCAACGATATTATTGCTGTCACCCTTGAGGAAAAGCTCGCGAACGATTTCAAGCGAACCGCAAACCGGATTTTGTTGAATATTTCCCGAATTATAACCAGCAAAGATCGGTGTGAAAAAATCCTCGATTATGCGCAACAGGTGGCGCTGGCCGGAAAGACAATCTCTCCGACTGTGCAAACGCTGCTTGATCGGTTAAATGATGCGTTGGGATTCTGAAAGGAGAGTGTGATGCGTGAATCTGAAAAGAAAAAGCTCGCGATGGTCAGAAACGAGCTTTTACAGGCAAAAGCGTTGCTTGAGGAAGGAAACGCTCAGGTCGGGTTGTTATCGGTGATTTCCGCTATCGCGTTTGTCGATATGATTTACACCATTCAGCGCCCGGAACACCCTTACTCATCCAAATCGATCCGGTAAGGGTGATTGCATGGGATCGATTTCGATGTCTTTGGGATAACTGGTTTCGTAGGCCACCAGACTCAGTTCATAGTTGATCTGAAGCTTTATCCAGAAACTGAGTTCATCGCCGAAAAATCGTGAGAGCTTTTCACAAAGCAACAGACACATTGGCCTTTTCATGTCGATGACGTCCTTGAGTTTGTTTTCATCGAAATCGACCCTTTCGCCCAGGTCAAAAAAGGGGATCCCTTTTTCCCTTAAACGGCATTTAAGAATCAATCCCGGATGTGGATGAAGGTTTTCAGGCATAAAAAAAGTCACTCCCTAATAATACCGGAAGTGACTTTACCTGAACTCAGGTTAGGAATTGCTCATTCTGAGCGATCGTCTTCGCTTTTCGGCAGCGGGTAGATCGGCACAGATTCAGCGTTTTCATGCCGACGCGCGCGTGAGATATCGTGTCTGGCCTGCATTTCCATTAATGCCTCTGGTGTAGTGCTGATTGCTTTGGCGATCTTGATGGCAAGATTCGGCGTCAGTTGGGTTTTACGCCGGATCAGGCGGTCAATCAGAACGCTCGATTCACCGATGTCATTCGCGAGCCTGTTGTGATTCACATTCAGCAATCTCAACATTCGCTTTATCTCTTCGCCTGGGTGAGGAGTTAAGATGACTGGCATTTCAAATCCTTAAGTGGTTATTCGGAGTGCAAAGAGTAGTTTCTCAATCTGTAAAGTCGTGTCAAACCGTGCGAAATAATACTCAAGTCATTGAGACTCTTTTTTATCTTTGATATCCCTTAAAGCTCACTACCTTAATGAGTAAAACCCTGATGCCCGACACATTAAAATACGACTTAGAAATTGAATTCAGCCCTGACGGGTACACACGTTTAAATACTCCGTTACATTGGGCTGTTTATAACGAAAATGGTGAGATCACCGACGCCGGGATCAACGGCTTTACCGAATTCCCGATTCCGCTTCCAGCACGCATCAATGTGAAAGGGCGTCAAAAGAAAACGGTAGGCAAAGACGGCCTGAAATCGATTCTTCGCACCAATCACGAACGCTTTCATGTCGAAATGTTCGATGCCGATGGCCCGATCAGCGACGAACACAACGAGCTGTTCAACAAGCTCAAAGACGTGTTAACTGAAATGGCACCGAAAGACGGCCATTATTTTCTGAATCTTCGTTATGTGCCGCATGACGAGGATGAAAAAGAAAATGAGCTGACTGAACCGATGGATATCGATCTGGCCACTTTTATCGTGTTCCTCGATTACCTTGCCAATAATCACGCCTAATGTCAGGAAAGAGAATGGAAGTCGTCATTAATGGCGTTCGGTTCACGCCTAACGTTCGGGAGGTGTCAAAAATCGGTGTGGCCATCACGACCCATAACCGACCTGACACCCTTCAAAAGGCGCTGGAATACCACCTTAAATTTTTGCCATCTGGTGCGAAGCTGGTGGTGGTTGATGACGGCTCCACGATTCCGGCAGTGGTGCCGGATTCAGTTGAGCTGATTCGCTTTGAGCAGTCTCGCGGGATTGTTGCCGCCAAAAATGCGAGTCTGGTGTCTTTGCTCGATGCAGGGTGTGAACAGCTGTTTTTATTTGATGACGACGCATGGCCAATCTCTCACGACTGGGAAAAGCCTTACATTGAATCGCCAGAGGTGCATCTGTCTTATCAGTTTCTGGATCTGGCGATTAACATCAAATTACGTGACTTATCCGTTCTCTATCAGGATGAAAAACACATCGCCTATACAGGCCAGCGCGGCGTGATGTTGTATTACCATCGTTCCGCGATTGAGGCGGTCGGTGGGTTTGACCCGGTTTATCAGCGTGGTATGTATGAACATGCGGATTTAGCCCTTCGCATTTATCACGCTGGATTAACCAGTTGGGCCTTTGCGGATATTGTGGGTTCAAGTCGACTGATTTATTCGCTCGATGAACACATGAGCATTAAGCGTTCACTTAATCGTGCTGAACGCGATCAACAGGTTCGGCGTAATGTCGGTATTTATAATCATCGTCGTGATAATGAATATGCCGGATTTGTGCCACTGCGCGATAAACATCATGTGGTTATCACCAGTTATCTGACGGCCTATCCAGATCCACAGCGAAATAAACGCTTAGAGTCGAATCCTGATGCCTTGAGCGCCTGGGCAAGCTCGATTTCAGGCGCGAAAGCGGTGGTGATGGCTGACCAGCTGTTAGAGGCACCGAAAGGCGCTGAACTGGTTCGCGTCAGTGAATCGAGCATGAACATTTATTTCCTGCGTTGGTTTCACGTCTGGCAATACCTTCGCGTCCACCCTGAGATTGATAAAGTCTGGTGTACAGATGGAACCGATGTCGAAATGCTTCGTGAACCCTGGGATGTCATGATCGAGGGGAAAATCTATGTCGGGAGCGAGCCGAAAACTTACGCCGATAACTGGGCGATTCATCACCACCCTGAGCCGCAATATCAGGCGTTTATTGCCAGTCATACGAATGATGTGATGCTGAACGCCGGATTGCTAGGCGGTTCGCGTGAGGATGTCATGATGTTTGCGCATTCTATCCTCCGCATTTATTCAAATGTGGAATCGCATAACTTCTGGGATAAGCGCAAAAAGCCGTTTTCTGTGGGCGATATGATTGCGTTCGGCATGGTGGGTTATCGTCATGAGGATCGGCTGATTACCGGTCCTTCTGTTCACACGGTGTTTAAATCAAACGGAATTGGAAGGGAATACGCATTTTGGCAGCACAAATAAACTTTTGTGTCGTGGGGCATCATTCCCGACGTGATAGCGCCAATGCGCTCGGTGAACGATTGAATGCCCGTCTCTTTATTGATGAAGAGCGTCATGGCAGCAACTGGAATCACCGTCGCGCGTTAGAATGGGCAGCGACCCAATCGAAACGCGTGATCGTGCTCGAAGATGATGCTTTGCCTGTTAATGGCTTTGAACATCTGGCTGAAAGCTGGTTAGACCGATTCCCTGACAATGTGGTTTCGTTTTATCTGGGCACCGGAAGACCGCCGCACCGTCAGTTAGAAATCGCGATGCGGCTGATTGATACCGATAAGTTTCGAACCGATTACATCTGGATGAATCGTCTGATTCACGGTGTCTGTTATTCGATTCCACCCGCTTTCCTGAAACGGATGTTGCTGAACTGGAATCCGAATAAAGGCGCGGATTATGCGATAAGTGATGTCAATAAGGGCAAGGTGATCTATCCGGCGTTTTCGCTGGTGGAACATGCCGATCTCGATGTGGTTGAACGTCATCCTGATGGACATAAACGCACAGAACGAAGAAAAGCGTGGCGCTTACATGAGGGCATCGAACGGTGGCCAGACTGACAACATTGAAACCCCGATTGTCGAATCTCAATCCACATCGCCTGAAAACGATGACGATTGCCGATAATCGGATAACGGGCGTGACCTTACAAAAACGCCGTTTCAAAGTCTGGCAACGCGATCCCCGCTGTGTGATGTGTGGTCGGTTAACCGATTATCCGTCCGGGTTCGAACTGGATCATATTATTCCGCTTTATCAGGGCGGTGAGGACGTCATTTCAAACACACAGATTCTTTGCTGTGGTGAGGACGGGTGTCACAAGAAAAAAACCAAACAGGATATGAAAGCATGAAAACCATTACTGAACCCGTTTTTCTCGATGACGTTGAAACCTATCTCGATCACGCTGAGGCTGAACCCGTTGAGGTGTTTCGTGATGACGGGACTTCGGTTGTCCTTGTTTCGCGCGATTTGTATGACGAAATGATCCTCAATCACGCCCCTTTTATTCGGTGATGCTATGCCAATTTCCCCACAAGCTTATATTGTTGGCGGTCAGATGGTGCGTTCAGGTGTCAATCCCGGCAATATGGGTAATGAAGCCATCAGTGACAGTGATTCCGTCACCACAACGCCTGAGGTTCCAGATCCGACGCCGATTAATATGCTGGCTGAAACGCTCGATTCTCGCGTGACCTATATCGGACCGGCGCACACCGTTTATGATTTGGGCGGCAATCTCTTAACCAGCAATGAGAACGAGTGGCCACTCGAATATCAGAACGGAATCGCGGTCGGTCGTCATGAACCTGAAGACGAATCAACGAATTACGCCCTCGATTCAGCGGCGACGAATATCAACGAGCCAGGTGTCGACGGAAACTGGATGTATTCCCAGGGAACCACCGTGACTGTCGCCGCCTCAAACGTGAGTCAGTTTCCGACGATTTCCGTTGAACTGCGTAAGATTAACGTCGCGGTATATAACGAAACCGATGCCGCGTTCTTAGTCCCAGATAATGACCCTGGCACAACAACTGATTGGGTGAGGGTCGTTCAGCCCTTTACCAATGACACCGAATCTCAGCTTCGCTGGTATACCCAGCGCGAAAACTCTTCGAGCTATCTTTATGAGAAAGCGCCAGCGGTGCCAGCGGGTGTCTGTGTTGCCTCTGTCTTCCGTCGTCTGACGAATGCAAACATGCAATCAACCGCTCCCCAGCTCGAACAAGGCACGATTGCGACCTCACCGATATTCAATAACGCGGATGAACAAAACACCCGGCCATCGGCATCTGCCTTTGTGACGAATACCGACAATGCCACCAGGATCGTGATTCATTACTCTGATAACTCAACGGTCACGGTTGATTTTGTGAATGACCAGGCAGCGATTCCATTAGCCTCCCTGGACTGGTCAGCCCGTTACATTACTCAAATCACCTTTATTACGTGAGGTTATCATGTCCGATCTTCGCGATCTCACATCAGATGCTATTCAAATCACCGATGGATCAACAGGTGCGCATGTCACCGCCGTATATGGTGCGGTTCTCTATGCCGATTCCGCTGATAGCACAGTCTGGCATACGATGTTCGGTCTCGTTCTTGAGATCCGGCCTCCTGTCGTGATTTATATGAAAGCCAAATCGCCAGGTGGTGCGCAAGTGATTGTCACCAGCTGGTCAGAATCGTAATTGCCCAATACAGCTAAACCAAAGGAGAGAAAGATGGAAGAGTTCCCGTTAACCGATATCAACGATCAGATGAAAAAGATTGTTGACGCCGCGCAAAGCGCACCTGTTAAGTTCACAACCGACATAGAATCGTTCGTGCTCATCAAAGCGGTTGATTTCAATCAGTTCTTACAATCGCTACATTCCTCTACAGCGGATATCACTAAACGCTATGGTATCCCGATGCAGATTGAGAACTTCTAAAAGAAAGCCCGGATTTTCCGGGCTTTTTGATTTCAGAGAAAAAGAAAGATTATTCAGGCCAGAATTCTGGATCCATGAATTCCCAGAAATCCCACGGGCAAATTTCAGGAAAACTGTCAACTCCAGTCATTTTTATCGCCAATATAGAACTATAACGATAAGCGCGAGGGATGATGTCATTTACTTGAGATCGCAAGCTAGGATTGTCATCGAGAACGTCATTCACTCTCATTCTTTGTTCTCTAATGAGTAACCTCAACATAGCGTAACGATCATTCTTTCTGACTTTCCACTTCAGCAAAAGACCTAATAAAACCCGAATGGATGATTCGAGCGCTTTTCTTTCTCTGTTTGCCAGACCTTCAATCTCTTCGACTAAATGAAAGATATCTATCGCCTCATTTTGACGATCTTTTATTAGTTGAGATTGTTCCATTGCCCAGGCGTAAAAATCGGATGAATATAATGACATTAATCGTTATCCTCTGGCCTTCGTCTTGGGACATCTTTTAGGTTAGGCATTGTTCCTCCTAATGCGGCCATTCGTTTCCCAGCTTCAACGCGAACAAACGTTTTCATGGCCTCTTGAAAAATCTCATTCTTATTGATTAACGGATCAAGATAAGCAATCGCCTTCTGATACAGATCATCATCAATTTCTATGGTGACTATCATCTGTTCCTCTTTATTTAGAATGACAAACGCTCAACCTTATCGCCTCACTCTTAAGAAACAAACTCAATGAAGTGTCAAAGTGTGCGGTCGTTAGCAAGTTCAGATTCACACAATTGCAATAACTTAAGTAAGTGGTCAGTGCTATCTTTATAGCGTCTCCTCAATACCTGAGTGAGATACACCTTTTCATTAATGTGCTAAGGCCAATACTTATGCTTTCTGATGATCTGTTTACTCGCCCTGAAGACCTTGTTAAAGCCATGGTCAACGCAGGTAAAGACGAAACGTTGAAAGTGGCAAATCCTAAAGATGCCAATGACAACATTCTTCTGATCCCTGAAGCCACGCTTGAGCAGAAGACCCGCGAGTTTATGAACGCGGTCAAACATCTGAACAATCCTATCAAGCTCTAACTGAGCCAGTCTTAATTAGCCTTTATTAAGGCTCATTGAAAAAGGTTTTTGCTATGGACAACATTGAAACAAAAACGATACGCAATGCTGATGATATGAATGCGGCGATCAAAGCTTTTGATGCGGCGACGCCTGTTCGTCTTGCGACCGATTCGGGCAACTTCATCATGACAACTGAAAAAGCTGTGAACGGTGAGATCAAGAAGATTGGTGATCAGCTGGCTGGCTTTGGTCGTGCGCATGGCATCGGCATATCTTTCGATGACATTGCTAAGGCACACGGTAAGTAATCAGACGAAAGTTCGATCGTTTTGTTGAAGCGTTTTGCTCCCGCTGGAGCATTTGTTGTCAGAAATGTTCGCTGGTTGTCATTCTCTGGCAATAATAATGAGTCTCATCCTCCCTCTAACGATGTGATGTAAGCAAAGCAGGACAGCTGTCCTGCTTTTTTTATGCCCTGATTCCCGGTCATCAATAACCTTGCATGTTCAATCACGAATGAGATTCAACGCGATTGGAGCAATTCGTGTTGTGATCACCGTGATCAACCATTCAAAATTCTTTCGAAACATCACGTAAGTCATTGATATTCAACGACTTACAGAACCCAGGGGGATGGGTGTTCAAAAACATGACGGGGGGGGTATGAAAAAGTTCGTGCAGTCAAGCTTTTTTAAACCTCGCCCCCAATCACGTAAATTTTTTTTTCGTCCTGAGAGACGATCTACGACAGCACGCCTTTCGTAGACTGTTTTTCACAAAGTGCAACCCCTTCACGGAAAAAATATGAGCATGAATCCTCTTTTTCTTCCTGCTGAAAATGTACCCACGATGACAAGTCTTGAGGTCGTGGATTTCATCAATCAGGTTCGGGAGCAAAAAGCTTCAGACGAAGCAATTAAGTATCCTTGTTCTAAGTACCCAAAGCTTTTGCATAAGAATTTTTTGCAAAAAGTGCCGAAAGTGCTCGGTTTATCATCGGCTAAATTTTTAGCCGATGATAATTTCGCCACTGGTAAGGGAGCTGTTAGCTCGCGTCAGATATACAAATTCCCCAAGCGTGAGGCCTGTTTGATGGCCATGTCATACGATTATGACGCTCAGGCGAGGGTTTTTGACCGGATGATCGAGCTGGAAGAACGCCTGAAAAGCGAAGAAATACAGATTTCTGTCAGCGATCAGGACTTTCACGCGTCAGCGATGGAGGAATATCAACATCGTTTGGTATTACTCGAACAACGATCTTTCCGTGAGCACGGTCAGAAGGGAAGCGGGTTAATGCAGCTCCGCAAAAAAGAGAAAAAAGAGCTTGAGGCTTTTTCAGAGAAAGTGAAGAAGCTTTCTCAGTTAACCCTCCCTGGGATCGACGATGAAAACAGGACGATCCAATGACACACATCGAATTTATTGAAGACCATCTGATAAAAGAATTATCCAAACTGGGATTTGATTCGACGGCGTGTCATATTGGCGCAAGAGAAGGCGTGAGTTATTTTCGTCGCGCTTCTCAATCCAGCCGGAAAGGTAAAATCTTCGACGACTGCTTGTTTCATGCAAAATTATTCGCAAAAAAACACGCATCAACAAAAAAATAAGCGAGAAAAACCATGTTAACGACTAAAAAACGGACTTTTGCGGAAGTCTTGATGACCGGAGAACACCGGACAAAGGCGGCGATTAAGGCCGGATACAGTGCGGCGAGCGCAAAATATAAAGGCTATGAACTCTCTAAAAATAAAGAGGTGTTAGCCTACATTGAACGTCTCAAAGCCTTAAATCCTCAGCCCGTTGAACCCGATCCTGAACCTGTTCCCTCCATTGAACCTGTTCAGAAGGCGAAGACCCCTCCGAAAGTCGATATCGTCAGCGAGACCATCCCTGAGGGCATTCTTGAGAAAGCCGCGATTGATGATCCGCTGGTGGTCATGCGTCGCATCATGAACGATAACCTTTACACCGATCCTAAGTTGTCATTGGATGCCGCCGCGAAGCTTGCGCCGTATGTGTCAGCCAAAATCGGTGAGGGTGGTAAGAAAGAACAGAAATCCAGCGCGGCGAAACTGGCGATCAATGCGTTTGCCTCGATGCAGCCGCCGAAGCTGGTGGTTAACAATTAGGTTTCTGGCCTAAAACGACCTCAGGCGCGTCTTTTTCCTGCTTAAACTGGCGTAAATAATCGGCCATTTCCTTAAAATCGCCGCCCAGGCGTTCAAATGTGCCGATCATTTCCATCTGATAAGGCAGCGGAAGAGGTGCGAAGAATAACCCTAAGGTGAATTTCACCAGCTCAAGCTGGCGGGTGACTTCTTCCATCGACTGATATTCCGTCTTTAGCTTGAAATCAGTAATGATTCGTTTCGAACGCATAATGTTTCTCTCATTCAGAAATGTCAGAAATTAACATGGCATCGACTTAAAGATTCTCAATCTGAGCGGTCTCTTTACTGGGGTCTTCATATGGAATGGCGTACAGATTGCCCGGACTGGGCTGAAAGGCTCATTAACAAGCAATCGATTATTCCCCCTCCTATTTATCCAGAGATAGCGAATCAGGGATTGGGGATCTTTAAACAGCTTCGGGTTTCTGACTTACCCGGCAAGCCGACATTCGGCGAATGTTCCGATCAGTTTGTGTTTGATTTCGTTCTGGCTATCTTTGGTGGGTATGATACAGAGACGGGCAATCAGAAAATCCGTGAATACGGGCTGTTAATCAGTAAGAAAAACACGAAATCCACCATTGCAGCCGGAATTATGCTCACGGCGCTGATCTTATGCTGGCGCGAGGACGAAGAACATCTGATTCTGGCTCCGACGAAAGAGGTCGCCGACAACAGTTTTAAACCCGCAGCGGCGATGATTCGATCGGATGATGTGCTGACCGACATTTTCCACGTTCAGGATCACACGCGCACGATTACCCATCGCGTCAACCGCAATTCACTGAAGGTGGTGGCAGCCGATACCGACACCGTATCGGGTAAAAAGTCAGGTCGCATCCTGGTTGATGAACTCTGGATTTTCGGTAAGCGCGCGAAAGCCGAATCGATGTTTATGGAAGCGTTAGGCGGTCAGGTCTCGCGTAATGAAGGCTGGGTCATCTTTCTGACAACGCAAAGCGACGAACCCCCCTCAGGTATCTTTAAACAAAAGCTCGATTACTGGCGCGATGTGCGTGATGGAAAAATCGAGGATAAAAAAACGCTCGGCATTCTTTATGAGTTCCCTCAGAACATGATCGAAAGCAAGGCGTATGAGAATCCCGATAATTTTTACATCACCAATCCGAATATCGGGCGTTCTGTCAGTCGTGAATGGCTCGAAGGCGAGTTTAAAAAGTACCGTCATAAGACGGATGGCACTTATCAGCAATTTCTCGCCAAACACCTGAACATTGAAATCGGTCTTAACCTGCGAAATGACCGCTGGGCTGGTGCCGATTACTGGCAAGGTCAGGAAGATAGCTCGATTTCATTCCAGTCTATCCTCAAACGTTCAGAGGTGATCTGTGTGGGCATCGATGGCGGCGGTCTCGATGACTTGCTGGGCTTAACGGTTGTCGGTCGATGTAAAGAAACCCGTCTCTGGCTCACCTGGTCATATGGCTGGGCAACGCGCAAAGCGATCGAGCGTCGCAAAAGCGAGGAGAGCCGCCTGAACGACTTTGTGACGGATGGTGATTTCACCATCATTGACGAGGTCGGTGAAGATTTTGAACAGATCAGTCAAATGGTCTTACAAATTTACCAGGCTGGATTACTCGATAAGGTTGGCATGGATCCGGCGGGTGTCGGAATGTTACTCGATGCGATGGTCGAAGCCGGAATTCCTCAGGAGTCGATTATTGGGATCAGTCAGGGCTGGCGATTAGGTGGGGCCATCAAAACCGCCGAACGCAAGCTTGCTGAGGGTGCCATGATCCACGCGAAACAGCCGCTGATGAACTGGTGTGTTTCAAATGCGAAGGTTGTGACGTCCAGTAATGCCATGCTGATCACCAAACAGGCGAGTGGGGTGGGTAAAATCGATCCGCTCATGGCCTTGTTTGATGCTGTGTCGCTCATGGCGCTCAATCCGGGACCGGTCAAAAAAGATTACGGGATTTTTTACGTGTAACCGCTCGAATGGATCCGTTTTTCTTTCTGTAAAGAGCACAATCCGCGCTTTAAACGCATTAAAAACACTTGAGTAGTATATACATAATATATACCATGAACATAAAGATTCATCAGGTGTTTTTTTGTATGAGGAAAAGTGATGACTTCGCTCTTTTTAACCTTGATTTTATTACCTCTGTATTTTCTGCCGACTTTCGTCGGTATCTTGCGCTTTCGCCTGAATATCTGGGCAATTATGTTGACCAATATTTTCTTAGGGTGGACTGTTATCGGCTGGATGATCGCTTTAATCTGGGCGATGTCTTACGACCATCATCAACAGGATGATAATGTTATCAATGCGTTAGAAAGAAGAAAATAAAGATTAAAATAACCTTAAGGCAATTGTCACAAATAATAAATCGCATGGATTATGAATTTTTAGGTTCGTTATTCGCTGACAATCGCCGTGTTCACACAGTAGGAGATGACAATGAATAAGACAGATTTAATTATTGACCTCGATATTATGCGCAAACACGGCGAATTTCACACGGAAACCCTGTTAGATAACATCGGGGTAAAACGCGGTCGCTCTATCCATATGCCGAACGTCAATTGCGCGGTGTATCTCGACTGCGAGTATGTGCCGGAATCCTTACCCTCTTATGTCCATCCGTATCGCTACGACTCAGAACGGTTTTGGGGATAAACGAAAGGGAGCCAACTGGCTCCCTTTTTTTTATGTCTCTTTCTGTTGTTTGTACGGATCCAGATTGTTGTTCTTACAGTGAGCCAGGTAGCTCCGAAGGGCGTCTAATCCTGCTGAGTGAATATCTGATTCGTAGTAAACGTAAAAACACGTCATGGCGCGCATGTTCTCAAATACCCCGACGAACATTCCCAGTTCTTCATCGAATTCGATTCGGGCAAGATGGTTATTAATCTTGTAATAACGCTTGCCGTCGATTTCTGTGTATTTTTTCAGTCTGGGAAGAGGAATGGATTTCAGTTTGTTGACGATTTTATGAATATTCATTCGATAAATAGCGTGTCCTGTCGTCAGATGGAAAGAAAAGGGCGAGGTTATCGCCCTTGAGGGTTATTTAAAATTTAACATATTCAGTAATTCAAACGGCACGTTCGGGCGGCCCCGCTCAATACAGGTACAAACGAACGTCGCTTCGGCGGCAATCTGACCGTTCACCGTCATCTGTTGAATCACGTTAATCCGGGTGGATTTTTCATGCTTCTCCAGATCGCAAGTGATGTCGACCTGATCGCCTCGCTTCACGCTGTGTTTGAATTTCAGTTGGTACTCCAGCACTACATACATCTTGCCTTGCTCAAAAAGCTGTTCGATGTCGATCCCCAGCGCTTCATACAAAAACGCATGACGCGCCCATTCGAAATAGAAGGGGTAATACAGACCATCCATGACCCCTTGAAAATCGATATGTTTCGGATCAACGGCATAACTCTTTGAGAACATGATACTTCCTTACGTCTTCAGAAGGGCGAATAAGACAAGAACAATCGCAAATCCGATCATCCCAAACGAAAGACGTCTGACGAGATCTCGTTTGTGGAAACGAGGCCGGATGATCCGCATCCGATAAGCTTTGTTTTTTCTTCTCAAAGGTCAGTCTCCAGGTCAAAACCGACACTCTCATAAAGAGAGATCGGCACCATAACAGAGACACACCCCAAAAAATTCACAATCTAAGCCCGCGATCGGGCTTTTTCTCAACAGGAAGACTCGCCATGAACCATCAGCGCGCGGTCAGTCTGTTGCAGTTAAAGGCGGTGAATGAAAACACGCGCACGATCACCGGAATCGCGACCACGCCGACACCTGACAGGTACGGCGATATCGTGATGCCGGACGGCGCTCAGTTCAATTTGCCTATCCCGCTGCTGTGGCAGCATGACCACCTTTCGCCGATCGGCCAGGTCACTTCCGCGCGCGTCACCGATGCCGGAATTGAAATCAAAGCGCAGCTCGCGCAAGCCGATGCACCCAGCCAGCTCGCCGCCCGTCTCGATGAGGCGTGGCAGTCGATTCGACTGGGTCTGGTGAAGGGTCTCTCAATCGGTTTTCGTCCGATCGAGTATTCGTATCTCGATGACGACGGGATCCGGTTCTCTTCATGGGAATGGTACGAGCTTTCTGTGGTGACGGTTCCCGCCAACGCAGAAGGCTCGATCAGTAACGTGAAGACCATCGACCAGGAATTGCGCGCCGCGTCTGGCAAACCGCCAATTCCCGCTTTACCGACTCACAGAGTCGTTCATTTGAATTCCCCGGCTGGCGCTTCAGCATTCATGACCAAATCCATTACTCAGAATAAGGAAAAACCAATGAATATTGGTGAACAAATTAAATCGTTTGAGGCGAAACGTGCTTCGCTTGATGCTGAACGCGCCGATGTGATGCAAAAGGCCTTCGATGAAGGTCGCACCCTCGATCTTGAGGAAACCGACAAATACGACGAACTGACAGGTGAGGTCAAAAGTCTTGACTCACACCTGAACCGTTTGCGCGATCTGGAACAACAGAAAGCAACCACCGCCAAACCCGTTCAACCCGCAGCGGGTGGAGACACCGTCACCACCACCAAAGCCGTGACCCCGCCGAATATCATTCACGTTGAAAAACCGCTTGAAAAAGGCATCGGCTTTGCGCGCATGGCGAAACTGCTTGCGGCATCCAAAGGCCTGAAGTCTGAGGCGGCGACGCTGGCGAAATACCAGTATCCCGACGACATCAAGCTTCAGTCTGTGATGAAAGACCTGATCAGCGCGGGTTCCACCTCCGATCCGAACTGGGCCGGCAATCTTGTGACCGTGCAGGATTACACCGCCGACTTCATTGATTTCCTGCGACCTCAGACCATCATCGGACGTTTCGGCGCGGGTGGCATTCCCGGCCTGACCCGTATTCCGTTCAACGTCCGCATTAAGGGTCAGACGTCTGGCGGTGCGGCGAACTGGGTCGGTGAAGGTAAAGCGAAACCGCTGACCAGCTTCGATTTCTCTCAGATCACCCTCGGCTTCACCAAAGTTGCCGCGATTGCTGTATTGACTGACGAGGTGATTCGTCTTTCCACTCCATCCGCTGATTCTCTGGTGCGTCAGTCGCTGGCCGATGCGGTCATTGAACGTCTGGATGAAGATTTCATCGACCCGGATAAAACCGCTGTCGACGGCGTGTCTCCGGCGTCTATCACCAATGGTGCCGCGTCTTCTGCGTCAACAGGTGTCCCGGATCAGGATGCGAACACCGCGCTTTCTGTGTTCATCGACGCGAACCTGTCACCAACAGGTGCCGTGTGGCTGATGTCATCCACTACCGCCCTGACCCTGTCACAGCGTAAAAACGCGCTGGGTCAGCGTGAATATCCGGATATGACCATGTTCGGCGGTACGTTCAACGGTCTACCTGTGATCGTGTCTCAGTACATCGATAACTCGCTGATCCTGGTGGATGCGCCAAACATCTATCTGGCTGACGACGGCGCGGTGGCCATCGACATTTCGACTGAGGCGTCTCTGGAAATGCAGAGCACTCCAACGCACGATTCCATCACCCCGACCCCGATCGAGCTGGTGAGCATGTTCCAGACAAACAGCGTCGCTGTTCGTGCGGAACGCTGGATCAACTGGCAGCGCCGCCGCGATGCAGCGGTTTCGGTTATCACCGATGTTGATTACAGCGTCACCGCTGGCAGTTAAGGAGACTGGCGGGGTTCGCCCCGCCTTATAACACCCATGACTGAAGTCCGTTATCTGAAAACGACCCACGACAGTTTCGCGGGTGAGAAGAAATTTATCCGGGGTGATCATGCCTTAATTCTTCAAATGGCCGGGTATGTCGAAATTCTTCACACCGTTCAAAAAAAACGCAAAGGCCGTCCTCCTAAACGTATTGAATAAGAGGTTTAAGAATGTTTAATTTTCTTCGGCGCAAGCCAAAAGAAGAAAACAAGGCGCTTCACTCGTTGCCCTCTGGCGCGTGGAGTCGGATTCTTGAACCGTATGCAGGAGCCTGGCAAGAAAACGTCGAGGTCAGATTAGACAGTGTTTTAGCGTATCCGGCGATTTTCAGTTGTATCTCGCTGATTTCGTCTGATATCGCCAAAATGCCGATTTCAGTCAGACGCCGTCAGTCAAATGGCGTATGGGTAAAGGGCAATAACCCTGACTTAAGTCCCTTACTGATTAAGCCAAACTTTTATCAAACCCCGATGCAGTTCTTTGAACTGTGGATGATTTCAAAACTCGCGCACGGCAACGCCTATATTTTAAAACTCAGGGACGGTGGCGGTCGCGTCACCCAGCTTCGCGTGTTAGATCCGCGACGCGTGATCCCCTATATCGCCGATGATGGCGAAATCTTTTATTCCGTGCTGACCGATGAACTGAACGGCTTGCAAGGTGGGTTGTTTGTGCCCTCCCGCGAGCTGATTCACGATCGGTTTAATACGCTCTTTCATCCGCTGTGTGGTCTCTCCCCGATTTATGCCTCTGGTCTTGCCGCCATCGGCGGTGAGGCGATGCTGAGAAATTCAGCCCATACGTTTAAGAACGGTGGCAAGCCTGGCGGGATCATCACCGTGCCGGGTTCTGTGGATGCCGATAAAGCGAAAGAAATTAAAGACAACTGGAACACAGGTTATTCGGGTGCCAACGCCGGAAAGACCGCGTTACTCGCTGACGGTGCCGCCTTTGTGGCCGTCGCGCAAACCGCGACCGATTCCCAGCTCGTTGAACAACTCAATTTGTCGAACCAGCTGGTGGCCGCAACGTTCCGTGTTCCCTTATACAAAATCGATTCCGGTCAGACCCCGTCTTATAACAATATCGAAGCTCTTGAACAGGCGTATTACTCACAATGCCTTCAGGTGCATATGACCGCGATTGAAACCCTCATTGCGGACACCTTCGATCTGAACGAACAAACCTGTGTCGAGTTCGACCACAGCCGACTGTTACGCATGGATACCGCCGCCCGTTACAAATCTTACGGTGACGGCATCGGTGCGGGATTCCTTGCACCTAATGAGGCGAGAGTCAAAGAGAATATGCAGCCTGTAGAGGGTGGGGATTTACCTTACCTTCAGCAACAGAACTATTCGCTGGAAGCCCTGGCGAAACGTGACGCACAGGATGATCCGTTCTCAACATCATCAGGTTCTTCACCTGACACCACACCCGATCCGAATGCCGATCCGAACGCTGACACGACGCCAACACCCGCAGCGGATCAGAACGACCCAAATCAACCTCCTTCGACTGATGACACCCGTGAGTTAAACGACTTGCTGACAAGGCCGGTCCCCTTTTTGGAAACCCCTATGATTACAGAAAGAGAACGCGGGTTCGCGGAAATCATCCGACAAGTTATCGATAAGAAAATCGATGAATCCCGCGAATTGTTTCAGCGTGAACTGAACGATTTGGTCACTGAGAAAGATAATATTATCGATGCTCAGGAAGAGGTGATTCGTGAGGACGAAGAGAAAGTCGCGGCGTTAAATAAAAAGGTCGATGACCTCTCCGACATCATTAAACAGCAAATGGAACGCATCACCGATCTTGAAAAAGACGCGGTCGACGAATCCGCGATTGCCGCGATGGTGTATGCACAAATCGAGGTGCCTGATGCACCTGTGTTACCGGATATCACGCAGATGGTAAAAGACGCCATCAGTCAGATCCCGATTCCACAGCCTGAACCCTTACCCGATATTTATGAAATGGTGTTAAAAGCGGTTCGGCTGGCACGCGAGGACGATCTGACCCCGACGGATATCGCGGAGATCGTGAAAAAGGCGGTCGATGAAATTGAACTGCCAGAACCTGAACCTTTTATTCCACCTGATATCAACGCCATCATCGATGAGGTGGTCGCGAATATCGTGATGCCTGAGGCTCCTGTGTTACCGGATATCGACGAAATGGTGAAAAATGCGGTCGCGTCGATTCGCCTTCCAGTGCCAGAACCAATGCCTGACGTGAAGCAGCTGGTGGAACGAGCGTTATCTGAAATGCCGCTCATTGAACCGGAACCGTTACCGGATATCGAACAGATGGTGAAAACGGCGGTCAGTCAGATTTCGCTTCCTCAACCTGAGCCGTTGCCTGACATTGAACGCCTGATTGCGCTTGCGCTTTCTGATATTGAGATCCCGCAACCTGAACCGCTTCCTGATATTGCCTCAATGGTCAGTGAGGCTGTGAGTCAGATCACCCTTCCACAACCGGAACCCTTACCGGATATCGAACGGATGGTCGAAATTGCGGTCAGTCACATTGAATTACCTGATCCCGAACCGTTACCTGATATAAAGGCGATGGTGTCAGAGGCCATCAGCATGATTCCGATCCCAGAGGCTGAACCATTACCTGATATTCAGAAAATGGTCAAAGACGCCATCAGTCAGATCGAGATTCCTGAACAGGAACCACTACCGGATATTGACTCTATGGTGAAAGAGGCGGTGAGTTTGATTCCATTACCTCAGCCGGAACCGTTGCCAGATATCCAGCGCATGATCGACGAGGTGGTGAGTCAAATCCGGCTCCCGGAACCGGAACCGTTACCGGATATTCAGGCGATGGTGAGTGAAACGATCGAATCGATGCCGGATCCGATGCCGGAACTCAAACAATTCCTGGCTGAGGCCGTCAAACAGATCGAGGTTCCACAACCCGAACCGTTGCCCGACATTCAGAAAATGATCGAAGAGGTCGTGTCAAACATTGAGATCCCGAAACAGGATGTCACTGCTGATGTCGAACGCATCGCCGCTGAGGTGGTCAAAGTCGCGGTCAGGTCTATCAAGGTGCCAAAACCGGAACCCCTGCCGGATATTGACAAGATGGTGAAAGACGCCGTCGCGGCGATTGAGTTGCCGCAGCCGAAAGAGCCTGAGCCGTTACCCGATTTTGGTTTTCTGATTGAACGTGCCGTTGCGGAATATCCGTTGCCGGAGCCTGAACCTTTACCGGATATTGAAAAAATGGTCAAAGATGCCGTTGCTGCCATTGAGATCCCGCAACCGAAAGAACCTGAGCCTTTGCCAGACATTCAGGCGATGATTGCGGGTGCCGTGGCCGGAATAGAATTCCCGTCACCGGAGCCGATTTCGCTTCCTGATTTCGACAAAATGATTTCTGAGGCGGTGACGAATGCCGTTAAATCAATTTCCTTACCTGAACCCGGAAAGGGAGAGGATGGGAAAGACGGCAAAGACGGGCTTCAGATTGAGGTGATCCCTGCCATCGACACCAACAAACGCTATCCTCGCGGGACATACGCCATTCATAACGGCGGGTTATGGCGCGCCTACCAGAACACATCGGGATTAAGCGGCTTTGAATGTGTGGTGAACGGACTAAATGACATTGATATCGATGTTTCTGATGACCGTCACTTTACCGTTCGCATGACTAAATCAAACGGTGAGACCGAAGAACGCGCCTTTGATATCCCGGTCATGATTTACCGCGATGTGTTCAAACCTGAGAAAACCTATTACCCCGGCGATTGTGTGACGTTCGCGGGTTCTATTTGGCATTGCTATGAAGAAACCTCAGACCGTCCGAACGATGTAGGTTCTAAGGGCTGGCGTCTGGCGGTGAAACGCGGTCGGGATGGGAGGAGTCGTGAATGATAGCCTTCGTGACGCTCGATGAGGCGAAAGCCCATCTCCGCATTGATACCGATGATGGCGATGATGATCTTCAGCAAAAAATCTATTCAGCCAGCGCATCAATTCTGGATTACATCCAGAGTTCACGCGATGTGCTGGTAGATGATGACGGGGAGGTGATCGAGGGCACTAACGAACTCGACAGGGTCAAGATGGCCACGCTGTTACTGGTGGGGATTCTGGATGCGTTTCGGAACGCAGAGGATGACACGATGTTTCAGCAAGGCTATCTCCCGTTCACCGTGACCAGCCTGATTTATTCATTGCGATCACCGACCATCATTTAAGGAGGAACTATGGCCTGTTCCGGTTGTGCCGCGCGTCGCGCGTGGATTAAGAAGATGGCCAGACTTGCCTATGAACGAACCTTCGGAAAACGAACTCATTCAGGTACTGATAAAACACACAGCGGCGATGGATAGACTAACCAAAGTCGTCGAAGGGTTGATCGGTATCATTTATACTGAATTCATTGAACCCGAAGATGATGATGTCGCTCAGACTTATCTGAATGGCAAGCCGCGAGGATAATCCATGTTTGCACGGATCTTGAAACATCGGCTTGAACTTCAACAGCCCCAAGAAGTTCAGGATCCAGTTACGGGCGATATTACTCTCGCATGGACAACGATAGCTTATGTGTGGGGCGAAGTCGCACCGTTATCGGGTCGTGAATTTATCGCCGCGCAAGCCGTGCAAACTGAAATTTCTGTCAGGATTACGATTCGTTACCGCAGTGATATTACAAACGACTGGCGAATTCTTTTTCGAAACCAAATTTATAATATCGCTGCTGTCTTGCCTGATCTTTTATCTGGCCTCGATTACATTACTTTACCGTGTACGGAGGGGCTGAACGATGGCTGATACCCTTGAATTCTCAATCACAGGTGTCGACGAGCTGTTAGGCAAACTCTTTACCGTCAGTGATGATGTACGTCGCAAAGGCGGTCGCGCGGCATTGCGTAAAGCAGGGAATATTATTGTTGAACGTGCCAAACGCAACGCCGAACGCGTCGACGATCCTCACACGGGGCGAAGTATCACCGCGAACATTGCGCTGAGGTGGAACGGTCGCGAGTTCAAACAGAACGGCAACATTGCTTTTCGAATCGGTGTCCTTCATGGTGCCGTGCTGGTTGATCATCCAGACCTGGGCGTGAATGCGCCCACGCCGCATTGGCGATTACTGGAATTTGGCACTGAAAAAATGCGCGCGCGACCGATTATGCGTCCAGCAATGGAATCCAGCCTGAACGATGTGATCCATACTTTCACCACCGAATATGAAAAATCGCTCGATAGAGCGATCAAACGTGCGCAAAAGAGGTCGACCCCCTCATGACGACGAGCGCTCCTGTCTTTGAAACGCTGTTTAAGAGCGCTGATTTGCTTGCGCTGCTCGGGCCAACTGTTATGCGTCTTTATGAGTTTGGTAATAAACCAGTTGTTCCGACTTATCCTTACGCGACTTACCAGAACTACGCCGGAGACGCTCAGCAATTTCTCGGTAACTTGCCTGACGTCGATTCATACTCAATTCAATTCGATATTTATTCGAAAGATGCCAGCTCGTTAAGAAGTATTGCGCTGGCCATGCGTGATGCCATCGAACCCCATGCTTATATCACCCGTTGGGGTATGCAGGGGATAGACGACGACTCAAAATGTTATCGCTATTCGTTTGATGTTGACTGGATGGTTCTTCGCTAACCCATCCGATAAACGCCGCCGCAAGGCGGTTTTTTTTCGTCTGGAGAAATTATGTCAGTCTTAACTCAAGGTACTCAGTTATACGTGTACAATAATGTGACGGTGGGCGAAATCGAATGTATCACCGCCTTTAACCCCGGTTCCTCTCCTGCCGACCAGATTGAAGACACCTGCCTGAGTGAAAAGAGCACCCGAACTTATAAGAAAGGCCTTCGCACCCCTGCCCAGGCCTCTCTCACACTTAATGCTGATCCGAACAACGCCAGTCACTTACTCCTGAGTAACCTGGCGGAGACGGCTGACCAGTCAGATCTGACCTTTGCGATTGGGTGGAGCGACGGCGAATCGGAACCGACCATTGATGACGCGGATTCTGATGATGCGGTTGACGGGCTGATCCTGCCTGCCGACCGCACCTGGTATGTGTTCAAGGGCTATGTGTCAGATTTCCCGTTTGATTTCCAGGCGAACACGGTGGTTCAATCAACCGGAACCATTCAGCGTTCAGGCGCGGGTGTATGGGTGCCGAAGACTGACGACGCCGGATCTTAAGCACAATTGGCCACTCCTCCTAAGTATATACAATGTATCATCTCTTTCATGAAATTGAAGGGGATGACAATGAAACACGTAAGACTGATCGGTTCTGTTGTGGCTTGTGCGTTGGTGGTCGGTGTGCAGATTTATTATAAGACTCATGATTATCATGAGTCGGTCACAACGACATCACAGGTCACAACCTTAACGGAAAGGGTCAGTGCGTTACCTGCAAGCTTGCCGATGAAGAGAGTTGAGAAAAGTGTTCAGCAAACTATTAGCTGGAACTATCACTTTGAGACTGACAAGCTTCGTCACGAAACCAAAGAGTACGGTTCGAACGCCTCACTGAATCAGCATAAGTTCGCATTTCCGTATAACAGAGGCGCTTGGCTGAACATTCAGACGGTGAGTTATCCGATCAAGTCGCTGAAAACCAAAGATCACGCACCTGTTAAGAATGTCTTCTTAACCACAACTGACGGTCAGTTTGATTGTGGTTATGATGGTTGTTCAGCGGTGGTGAGCTTTGACGGCGGTAAGGTTGAGACATTCCATCTGGAAATGGTGAACGGCAACCCGAACAACGTCATGCTGATCACAGACGGCAAACGTTTTATGAAAGAACTGAAACAGCATAAAATGGCGATCATCGAGGTCGATTATTACATGAATGGAAGCCAGCAATTTACGTTTCATCTGAACGACGAGAAGGATGTGTCGTATCGGGCGTAAGTGATGGGATAAAAAGAAACCTGCCTAGTGCAGGTTTTTTTATGTCTGTCGTTCAGGATGCCCCAGCGAATTCGGAGTTCGACTGGGGCGGGGGGTTTTCTTCATGCCTGAAGAGATCTCACCTTACCGATTGAAAAATCGAAAAGCAAACATTGCGGATTGGGAGTTGTTGATTTGGCTCAATCTGATAACATCATTGATGCTGTGCTTTCGGCTGTTTGTCGAGAGCAAATGTGATCGACAGGCAAAAGAAAGCCCCAGCGAATTTTTCAATTCAACCGGGGCGCTCTCATGCATCGACAACATGATAGTAGCCCCTTACAGGCCGAAAGGCAATGTCTGAGGGTTTAATATGCGCAACAAGCTTTTCATCATCACCCTGTTCATGGTTCTTGCTTTGCTCGCTCTTGAGCAAGACAAAGTGTGTTCTGTGACGTTGAAAGCAGGAGGGATCAAGGTTTCTGCCATGTTGAACTACGAACTCAGCAAGTAAGGGACTGAACACGGCGGTTCGCCGCCGTGTATCTGTCTTTGTATGCCGATAAGCACAGCATTCCTTTCTAAGCAAATACTTGGCCTTTTAAACTTAAATGACAGATTGGGAGTTGTTGAATCGCCTCAATCTGATAACATTCCTGATGCTGTGCTTTCGGCTGTTTGTCGAGAGCAAGCGCGATCGACAGGCAAAAGAAAGCCCCAGCAACTAACGTTAACTGGGGCGCTCTCAAACCTAGACAATTTGATAGTAGCCCCGCTGATGCTGAAAAGCAAATCGGAGGCTCTATGCGTAGTAAATCTGTCCTGATCGTTCTTGTGATTTGCCTGACCTTCCTGTTTTCCATTTGGGAAGAAGGCACCAGGTTAGAGAAGGTTCACCTTCAGATCGGAGGTGTGATTTATGATGCAACTCTGAGCCGCTAACTCAGGCGAGGTCAAAGGCGACGGTTCGCCGTCGCCATTTTAACTGTCTCGATTGCCGAAAAGCACAGCGTTCCCTACAACCCGCCTTCGTGCGGGTTTTTTTATGGAACGAATATGAAGCTCACACTTGATAATCTCAAAACCGTTGGCGCGTTTACGGGTCGACCTGTCGAACGTGAAATCGAATGGACACAGGGCGAGGATACGTTTAAGGCGACGGTGTTTATTCGTCCGCTAGGCTATCAGACCGCTACCTCCGATATCATGGCGATCGGAGGCAAGATTGACGGCATCGCCGGACGTATCGCCGCCTCCATCTGTGATGAAGACGGAAAGCCTGTGTTTACCGTTGAGGACATCACAGGCGAGGCTGATCCTGATCGCGGTCCGCTTGATGGCGCGCTGACGATTTCCCTGTTGCTTGCGATTCAGGAGGTCAACGATCTGGGGAAGGATACCAGCTCACTGAAGAAGACGAGTTCTGGTGTGAGCTAGTGTTAAACGGGATCGGCGGTCGAACGATTGGTGAGGCAAAAGAAAACCTCTCCCGACCTGAGTTTCAGCTGTGGGCGATTTACCGAAACAAATATGGTTCGCTCAATCCCGGCCTTCGAACCGAATGGGCGGGTGGTGTGGTGTCAAGCGTTATCGCGAACACGAACCGCGACAGTAAAACCCCACCGTTTCAACCCACCGATTTCACCCAGCATTTCAATGAACCCGAAGCGGAACCGGATGATGACGCGCCCATCACGCTCGAAACCGCCATGAATACATGGCATTAAAGGCAAATCCACTTCGCTTGGTTTGATCCGTCTTCCTGACCTCATTCATTAAAATCATTATGTGGTTTCTTAATAATAATGAGGTCATATGAAAAAGACGGTTGTTAAGGGTTATATTCTGTTATTTGTCGGTTCATTAGTCACATTGCTCATGCTTAACCATCTGGCCAAACACGATCGGTTTTTTCAACAAATACATGGATCGTATGTGTTATTGGCTATCGGCTTTTTCATGGCGCTTTTTGGCGTCTATTACATCAATAAGCGGCATTACCTGCGTTATGATGCAATAGACCGCGCCAGAATCCTCAGAAGTGGTCGACCTTATATTCTGGAATGGAAACGCAATCAGCCTTATCTTAATTATGAGGCGATATTGATTCAGGCTTTAGAGTTTATCCACAAAGACCCGAATAAAACCGCACAGGAACTGTTTGAAGATAATTATGCTGAAGTATCGGAACTGATATCGACGATGCCCGATCACCTCTGGCAGGATTACGTCAAAGAGTTAAAAATGTGCTTACGCTCCTACCTTTAAGAGTCAACTTGTGCCACAAAGTGACTAGAAAGGATCGCTAAAAAATGACACAATGTGATCTCGATTGGTTAACTGAGGTCACATTATGTCTGTTCTTATCCGTTCTCGCATCGATGAAGTCGAAGCTCAAAGTGCTGAGCTTATTTTGTCTCAGCTTGGTCTCAATATGTCTGAATATCTTCGGTTTGCGGTGAGGTCACTGAACAACCGGAAGGGCATTCCCTTTGATATGACAATCACGAATCCTGAAACACTCAAGGCTATCGACGACATGAACAATCGTCGCGGCGTTATCGTTTCCTCTCTTGAGGAATTCGAAGCTAAGTATCAGGAATAATGGATTGTGAAAAAAGTTGTTGAAACTAAGAAATTCGAAAAAGAATTCAAAAAGATGATCAAGAGAGGAAAGGATCCAAAGAAACTCTTTACTTTTGTTCGGCTCCTCGCCAACGAAAGTTATCCTTTGCCGGAACATTATCGGGATCATCCGCTCAAACAATTCAAAGATGTGCGTGATGCTCATATTGAACCCGACTGGGTTCTCTTCTATCGAGTCACGACAAAAGAGGTTGAACTCATTCGAACAGGGACGCATTCCGATTTGTTCTAATCACCACTAACCCGCTTCGGCGGGTTTTTTTATGGGGCAGATATGGCAGCGCGATCGCTTGGAACATTAACCATTGACCTGATCGCCAAAGTAGGCGGCTTTGTCAGTGGACTCAATCAGTCAGAACGCGCCGCCGATAAATGGCGACGAAACGTCAAAGCCGCCGCCGCTGACGTGGGCGCAGCGCTTGCAGGGGTCGGAGTGGTCGCGGCAACCGCCGCCGCCGGGATTGCCACGGCCTCAATTGGTTTGGTCAGAAACACCGCCGATCAGATAACCGAAACGGATCGCTGGGCAAAATCCCTTAAAATTTCGACCCAAACCCTCCTTCAGTGGCAGTATGCCGCGAAACAAGCGGGTATTGCAGGCGACCAGATATCCGACATCTTCAAGGATATTAACGACAAGGTCGGGGATGCAGTATTAAATCAGTCAGGTGATGCAGCTCAGGCGCTGGATACATTAGGGTTATCCGCGCAAAAGCTTCAGAAACTGTCGCCGGACAAAATCCTGACCCAAATCGGTGACGCCTTAAACAACTCAAACATTTCTCAGGCAGGGAAAACCAACATTCTCGAAAGCCTGGTGAATGACGGTTCACGCCTGTTGCCTCTCCTTGAGGACAACAACAAACAGCTGAACCAGTTTAAAGATGCGGCGAAAGATTACGGGCTGGCACCCTCTGACGATCAGATTCAGGGGCTGGTTAAAGTATCAAACTTTTTCCGTGATCTGGATGCCCAGGTCGAAGGATTAAAAACCCAAATCGCGACAGGCCTCGCTCAGGTTGATTTGAGTCCGCTTCAGCGGGGTCTCGATCAGATTCGTCGCGTCTTCACCGATCCGCAAATTCTGCAAGGCTTAACAACGCTGGTCGGTGGTGTGGCGAAGCTGGTTGCTGACTTTGGCGCAATCGCAAGCCGCGCGGCGCAGTTTGCAACCTTGCTTTCAGAGGTGGGTGACAGGTTTAAAGCGGGTGGTTATGCGCTTTATAACCAGCAACAGGCTAATCAGAACAAATCGATTTCTGATATTAACTTGCCTACCCAGCAAGCGACGTTCCCAGGTCAGTTCAAACTCGATCCCGGTCAGACCAATCAGGCGAATCAGGCCGCGAAGCAGCTCGCCAGCGCATACAGTGCCGCAACGCTGCAATATCAGCGCATGATCGCCACGATTAACACCAGTGCGCAACGCGGACAGCAGGTCACAGAGCTTCAGAAGCTGAATTTCAACCTGACCAGCGGCAACCTGAAAAATCTGAACGAGGCGCAAAAGACGCGGTTAAGGGATCTGGCCACAGAGGTGGACCGGCTGAACGCGGTCAAGAAAGCCAATCAGGATAATCTCGCGGTTCAGCAGTTCATTACCAACCTCCAGAACCAGAATCAGAATGCGAACGCCTCGAACAATGTGAACACACAAGGCTTTGGCCTGAGCGACACAGAGAAGCAGCGTTTACAGGACATCATCAGTATTCGTCAGGATTATCTCCAGCAACAGCAAGCTCTCAATGATCAGCAGACCAGAGGCGATATCGATGCGGACGTGTACAAGCGGGAAACCGCCGCATTGTCTCAGGCGTTGCAAACTCGCATCAGCGATCAGCAGGATTATTACAAGAAAATTGACGCGCTTCAGTCTGACTGGCTGAACGGCGCGCAAACCGGGTTTGCAAACTGGGTCGATTCCACCAAAGACATCTCCTCAACGGTTGAAGATGACGTGTCCAGCGCCATGAGTTCCGCACTCGATAATGTGAATTCAGCGCTTGAGGGAAACACAGTGAGCTGGAAACAGTGGAGTGTCTCTGTACTGGAGATGATCGAGAAAGTCGCCGTCCAGGCGGCAGCGTCAAACCTGTTCAGCGGATCGAGTGGCTTATTCAGCTCGGCTATCAGCGGGATTTCGAATTTCTTCGGCGCGTCTACCACCGCGAACGCGAAAGGCGGCGTTTACGGTGCGGGGTTAAGCGCTTACAGCAATTCGATCGTGTCGACACCGACCATGTTCCGGTTTGCCAGCGGTGCAGGACTCATGGGCGAGGATGGTCCAGAGGCGATTATCCCGCTTCAGCGCGCCGCTGATGGTTCGCTGGGCGTGAAAGCCAGTGGCTTCGGTCAGAACAATACGTCACCGACAGGCGGCGTTCAGGTCAACATTACCATTTCCGATTCAGGATCTAATTCCACCACCAACAGCGCGGACTGGCGTCAGTTCGGTAATGAGATCGGACGCTTTGTCGATGAACGCTATAAACGAAATCTCGCCCGTGATTTGCGTGATGACGGGGATATCGGTCGCGTGGTGCGCGGCAAACGATAGAGGGTGAACGATGGCAGTCGAAACCTTCACCTGGTGTGCGCGAATAAACGCCTCAGGTGACATGACGTTCAATGTCCGATCCATTCAGTTCGGGGATGGATATACGCAAGTGGCCGGAAACGGCATCAACAACCGAAGCCAGAACTGGAACCTCACCTTTACGGGAACCGAAGACTTTATTGAGGAAATTAAAACGTTCCTCGATGACAAGGCAGGTTATCAGGCGTTTGCCTGGGAGCCGCCAGGCGAAGATCTCGGTCTTTACCGATGCAGCTCTTATAACCCGACCGCACTCGGCGGGGGTCTCTTCGAAATGACCGCAACCTTTACCCAGGCGTTTGCACCATGAGCTTAACCAGCGATTATCAGAAACTGGAACCGGGTTCAGAAATCCGGTTGTACGAGGTGGATGGATCCGCGTTCGGTGTCGATGAGATTTTACGGTTTCATTCTCACAATATTCCTCACACAGAGGCTGAAATTCTCGCGGCTAACGGTGATGAAACCCAGCTTCCCGCCAAATCGATTATCTGGCAGGGCGAGGAATATTCCGCATGGCCGTGCAAGATTGAAGGGTTAGAGATTTCCACCACAGGCAGCGCACCCAGCCCACGTTTAACGGTCGCGAACCTGAACGGATCCATTACCGCACTCTGTTTGCAGTTTCAGGACATGCTTCAGGCGAAAGTCTCGATTCATGACACGCTGGCGAGCTATCTCGATGCGGCGAATTTTGATGACGGGAATCTGAACGCCGATCCGACACAGGAAAAGCTCAGGGTGTTTTATATCGACAGCAAGACATCCGAAACGAAAGTTCAGGTCGAATTCCAGTTGTCGAGTCCGATGGACTTACAAGGTTTGCAAATTCCGACCCGTCAGCTTCATGCGGTGTGTTCCTGGTGTATGCGTGGGAAATACCGATCCGGCGACGGTTGTGATTACGCCGGAACGAATTATTTCGACAAGTTCAATAATCCCGTTGATGATCCCAGTCAGGATGTCTGCTCGGGCACGATCACCGGATGCAAGCTCCGGTTCGGGCAGGATAACCCATTATCTTTCGGAGGTTTCCCAGGAACCTCGCTATTGCGAACCTGATCGCTCAGATTGTGATGTTTATTAAATCGGCACTTCTATTATCAGGATTGCCAACAGGTAAGAGGTCAACATGTTCGCAACGGTAAATACGGTGAAACTTTTCTTTGACGTGATCGGATCGGGTGTGGATATGTCCGACACGTTACTGAAAACGAAACCTGTGATCATCGCGCTCAATGGTGGGTATGGTTACGACCATACTTATCTTCGTTTAGGCCTGGATGCGTTGAGCAAAGATTATCAAATTGTCTATGTCGACATGCGGGGTCATGGCAAATCTGAAGCCGTGAAACGTTCAACGATTCAGTTTGAAACAATGGCTGACGATGTCGCGAAATTGGTGGAAGCGCTCGGTCTGGAATCGGCGATCATCTTTGGTCATGCCTCAGGGAGCTTCGTCGCGCAAAAAATGGCGATCCGGCATCCTGACAAAGTCAAAGGGCTGATTCTGGTCTCAAGCACAATGGGAATGTCGGTTATTCCTGGGAAAGCGGAAGAAGGTTATCCACAGTTTTTCCTCAAAGATCGCGTTCAGGGTGAGTTGCTTGACGTCGGACATAATTTTTTCTTCCAACCGACCGCACTCACCGATCAGGATTTCCAGTATTACTGTCACAACATCGGTCCTTATTATTTCGCCACGCAAAATATGGGACTGTGTGAAAAAGTTATCAGCTATGTGACCTATAACATCGACCTTGTGAACCATTATCGGCGATTGATGCCGTTTTATAACTCACAGGGTCAGGTCTCGAATATTAAACAACCGACTTTGCTGATGGCCGGGATGTATGACTGGGCAACACCTCCCGTCGGTTCCTATATGCTCGCCAACAAGTTACCTGACTGTGATTATGTCGAGTTCGATCAATCGGGCCATTATCCGTTTATCGAAGAACCTGAGAAATTTCAGGATTCCGTCTGGAGCTTTATTGATAAAAATTCCTTCGCCGTGTGATGTGGTGTTGATCGGTTACAGGGATGTAAAAATACCTCTGTTATTTTCAAATCACTTAAAGAGGTTTCTATGTTTGCGAATGTTAACGGTAAAAAGATTTTCTTTGATGTTGTCGGTGAGGGGTTGTCTACCGCCACACCTGAACTTAAACCCCGTCCGACGTTTGTCGTGCTGCATTGCGCCTCAGGCTTCGATCATGGGTATCTTCGCAACAGCTTACATCAGCTGAGCCTGTTCGGTCAGATCGTTTATATCGATTTGCCGGGTTCCGGTCGTTCAAAGCATGTTGATGTCAAAACCATCACGTTTGAATCGATGGCAGATGATGTGAAAGGCATGATTGATTATCTGGGCATTCAATCGCCTTACATCTTCGCGCATTGTGCAGGCGGTTTTGTGGCGCAACATTTCGCGATCCGTCATCCCGGCGTCGCGAAAGGCTTAATTCTGGTGAATACCGCGCCTTCTTACACCAAATCTCATGACCAGGTCGCGCCGAACCCGATGCTGAATGAGCGCGCCACCGAAGATATCGTTAACACCTGTCTTCGAGTTTATGCGCCAGGCGTGGTGTCTGAGGAAACGCTCACACAAGAGCTGGTCGACAAGATGTTGAAAGAGGTCGGGCCATACTTCTTCGCGGAGGATTACATGGATATGTATGATTCTGTGTTCTCCTTCACCGGAATGAACGTGGAAATGCTCGACCATTTTGTGACTGAGATTTATCCGAAGTTTGATGTGCGGGAAGAAATCAAACAGATCGACATCCCGACGCTGATTGTGGCGGGTTCTCAGGACTGGTTGACGCCTCCCAGCGGCGCGCGCCTGATGCATAAGAACATCAAAAACTCTATCTATCGTGAGTTTGCCGAATCCTGTCATCTGAGCTTTGCGGAAAAACCGCAATCGTTTATCGGATGCGTGGAAGGCTTCCTTGACTTGCAAAAAGCATAGGTAAAGAACGATGTTTGCTCGCATTAACGATACGCGGATTTTCTTTGATGTTGTCGGTGAAGAACTCAACTCTGTCACCGCGCAACTCAAACCAAAGCCGACGCTAATCCTGATTCATGGCGGTCTGGGGTTCGATCATGGGTATCTTCGCCCCGCGTTCGATATGCTCGCCATCGATTTTCACCTCATTTACCTCGACTTGCGCGGTCAGGGACGGTCAGACGCCGTCCCGATCGAGAGCATTACACTTGAGCAATGCGCGGATGATGTGAAAGGGCTGTGTGATTATCTCGGGATTGAGAAAGCGTTTTTCCTCGGCCATTCGGCCGGGGGATATATTGCGCAAATTCTCGCGCTCGAATATCCGAAACTCATTCAGGGCTTAATCCTGGTGAATACCGGATCCGGGCATAAGTTCACCTACAGCGAGAAGATGGGTGAGGTCGAACCTGAGCTGAAATCCAGAGCGCCAGAAAGCGTGATGAACGTGATGGCCAGACTGTTTAATCCTGAGCAATATTCAGAGGGTACGACCGAAGGTCGTCGTCGTATGCATACCGAATACCTGAGCAAGGTGGGGCCGTACTATTGCGCACCCGATAACATGCCGATGTTCGGTCGCATTATGGCTTACACACGTCCGACGTTCCGCGTGATGGATCATTTCGTGGGTCATTTGATGCCGTATTATGATGTCGGGGATAAGATTAAGGCGATTAAAGCGCCGACGCTTGTCACCTCTGGCGCGTATGACTGGGTGATCACCCCTCTGAAATCACGCTGGATTGCGGAACATATCCCGAAAGCGCGCTTTGTGCTTTTCAGGCACAGTGGCCATTTCCCTTTCATTGAGGAACAGGAGCATTTCGAACAGATTGTTCACGATTTTATTACGGAGCATGCTCAGTGATCCATTTCAGCAAAAGAGAGAATGCTATGAGCGATAAAAAAATTCTGACGATTGACGGTAAGGTAAATTTTGAAAATGCCATTGCGGCGATTCAAAATCCTCTCCTGAAAAACGTCCTGAAAGAACGGGAAGAACTCCTGAAAAATAAAATGTGGTTTGGTTTGCTTTATCTCACCATGTTTTATGAAAATTACTATTATCATCTTTACAACACAGAGTTCGTGAACATTCGCGACGCGTCGAAAATGGCGGGGGTGGAGTTACCCGATACCCCGACAAAAGAAGTCGCGTTCAGCCGCGCTGAATATTATACGGATGCGTTTCATTTCGAAATGAAGTTCTTCATTGATGCGAATGAGAAGATCTTCATGCAACGCATCGTGAACGACGTCGCTGAATATCTGGCTCACAAAAATCCTGAGTCGACTCATTTTGTCGAGTTCAATCGAGATCCGAACATTCTCAGGAGTATCTTAAAGTAAAATGAACCCCGCGAAAGCGGGGTTTTTTTTGGGGGTAAGACATGGATCTGACCTTACAAAAGGAGATCTTCGGTCATGCTGAGCGCGTTTATCCCAATGAGTGTTGTGGCGTTATTGTCCAGACAGGCGAATCAAAGTATTACATACCGTGTCATAACCTGTCCGAAGACCCCACAGAGCAATTTATCCTCTGCCCAAGAGATTTTGCCAGAGCCGAAGACCTCGGCACCATTACCGCCATCGTGCATAGTCATCCAGATGCAACCCCACAGCCCAGCCATCTTGATCGGGCGATGTGCGATGACAGCGCGGTGCCCTGGATTATCGTTAGCTGGCCTGAGGGCGATCTCAACACCATTTACCCCAGAGGTGAACTCCCCTTAATCGAACGGCCTTTTGTCCTCGGTCATTCGGATTGCTGGGGATTGGTCATGAGCTATTTCAACCAGGTTCATCACATCACGCTCAATGATTACCGCGTCGATTTCCCCTGGTGGGAGGATGGACACAGTGAAGACCTCTATCGGGATAACTGGTTTGAATGTGGCTTTCGCGAGTTTGTTGGTCAACCTCAGCCGTCAGATGTCATCCTGATGCAGATTCGAAGCAAGAAATGGAACCACGCCGGAATTTTACTCGACGGGAACATGATGCTTCATCATCTTTATGGCAGACCCAGCAACCGGATCCCTTATGGGGGTTACTGGCGTGAGCGAACGATTAAAATCGTCAGGCATAAAGATTTGATGTGATAGGAATCAGCACAAACGGAGAAGTTTTAGCACTCCTTGCGTATACACTTTGTATCTCCGCAAGGAGTGTTAACTTGTCACAATTAAGGTTTATCGTGTTTAAAAAAATAATGCTGATTCTGGTCTTGATGATGTCGGGATGTTCCTCGATGTATTCTCACAAGAAGCCTGGAACCTATACCTATCCTTCAAGAGCCTGGGCGCTGAATGTTGATGGCGATGTCAGTGTTTCATTCGATGTCGATAGTCGAGGGAAAACCGAAAACATTCATATCCTTTCTGAACATCCTGAATATTTGTTTTCTAGAGGCGTGATCAACGATGTCAGTGAATGGAAATTCCCAGCCGGACATCCTCAACATCATTTGATTTATCATGCCTCATTCAGAAAACCTGGCATCAAATACACCAACTGATTCAGAACCCGCCGAACGGCGGGTTTTTGTTTTTGTGAATAGGTAAAGATTTGATGCGACACCTGATCACATTCAAAGTTTAACCTAAGTAGTGATTTCGCTTAGATTGTGAATTAAAAGCGAAGATATCCCACAAAATGACCTCTGGAATGAGAGATTCCAAAAAAGTGAGTCAAATCACAGGTTAATTAATATTTGTGGAGATATGAATGAGCAAGGTTTCAACGCTTTCTTTGTTAAGCCTGATTGTATCAGTGTCTTTCAGTTCACACGCGCTCGCGCAAAACTTTGATTCCGTCACAGCGTTTGGCGACAGCTTGAGTGACGGAGGCAATGTAGGACGTTTCATCTTCGATGGCGCTCAACATCCGATGTATGACGAACTTTTCGCTCAGCACTTTGGCTTAAATCTGACACCGTCAAGCCAGGGAGGTTCAAATTTCGCTGAGGGTGGCGCGGTCAGTGATGGTTCACTGGACTCGATTTCATCGCCTCCCGCTCCAGAAGGATTTGATACGCAAACGCAGATCAACAATTATCTTCAGGCGAACGGCGGTAAAGCGGATCCTCACGGTCTCTATATCCATTGGATCGGGGCGAACGATATCGCGACAGCCGCCTTAACGCCTTCAACAGCAATTCAAACAGTGGCGAAAAGTGCAAATCTGTCGGTGAATCAGGTCAAGCAGCTCCTGAACGCAGGTGCGGGAACGGTCATCGTGCCGAACATTCCGAACCTCGGAAATACGCCGTTCATGTTACAAACAGCAATCGGGGCTTTCGGAGGTCAAGCTGGATTGACTCAAGACCAGATCGCAGCCGCAGCAGAGCAGGCGATCAAGTTTGCCAATACACAAGAAACCCCTGATAAAGCAACACGCGAGAAAGCCCTTCAGGCTTCATTGCAAAGTGCAGCACAGTTATTAGGGGGAGGCGATGCAGATCAAACCGCTCAAATCTATCAAGGGTTATTACAAGCTTATGACGAGGTCAGCGGTTCGGTTTCAGCTTTAACCGCAGCGTATAACCAGCAGGAAGAAGCCGGATTAGACCAACTCAAAGGAAACATTGTTCGTCCTGACTTTGCCGGACTCTTTAACGAGATTATCAATGACCCGAAAAAATTTGGTTTTACGAATACCATCGGGCAAGCTTGCGGATTTGGCGTCGCGGCGAATACGTGTACCTCCGATCAGGATACGTTCAGCAAAGACCAGACCGATCTCTTCTCTGATGATTTCCACCCAAACCCAGCGCTGGAAAAAATCCTGAGTGATTACCTGGTGTCGGTCATGAAAGCGCCTCAACAGGTCGGTTCGCTTTCACAGGGGCCATCAATTTTTTTGGGAGGAATGGAAACCACCCTTGATGGCAACCTTCAGCAACAGCGTGAATCAGGAACAGGTCAGCAAGGCGATGTCACCACCTATGCAGGCTATACAGGCTCACACGTCAACTATAAAGATGACGATGGGAGTAACGGAAACGGTAACACAACCGATCTTTCGTTAGGTGTTGGTTATAACCTGCTTGATAACTGGCAAGTTGGGGTTATGTATGCTCACAGTGACGACCGTCAAAAACCACTGGGGGATTTTAACTACAAGTTGCGCGGAAACATGGTCGGTTTGTTCAGTCAGCTGAAGCTGTTCGATCACTGGTGGATTAATGGCGATCTGCATTTTGCCGACCTGAGCTTTGACAGCATTAACCGCTCAATGAATCTGGGGCCAGATCGCCGTACTGAGCAAGGCAGCACGAACGGTAAGATGTTCGGGCTTCGCGCTCAGACAGGCTGGGACATTCCGATCACCGATTACCTCTCAACCTCTCCTGTTGTCGGTTATGCCTGGGATTATGTCCATGTTGGCGGTTATCAGGAAGAGGGGAATGATTCTACCGCGATGCGCTTTGGTGCTCAGGAAGATCACACCCAAACCGGAACGCTCGGATGGCGCATCGACACTAAAAACTTACCTGTCAATCCGTGGGTAGAGGTGGATTACAATCACTTGTGGGGTGATGAGAATTCCAGAATCAATTCAGGGCTGAAAACCTCACCGACCTCGTTTGTCACCACCGTTCCAGAGGGTGATAAAAATTATATGAATGTTGCTGTCGGGGCAAACATCCCGATTGATAACGTGCTGAATGCCTATGCAGGTGTTTCGACGGTTGTCGGTAACAGTGAATATAATGATATTGCGTGGAATGTGGGAATGTCTGCGACATTCTAAAAGATTGACGTTCTGAAATAAGAAACCCGCCTTTCGGCGGGTTTTGTTATTTGCTTGCGAGAAGTTCGGTTTCAGGCATTCGGTTTTCACAGCCAGGTAAGTTCTTATCAATAATAAGATTACCTTTCACGTTGAATCCGTCGAATCCAAAAAGAAGATAAAACCCGTTTTCATCAACAACAACATCAGTCAGACCCACGGCACACTTATCTGTTTCAATGGCTCTATCAGTAGCTTCTTTAACATTAGGATAGCCAATCGGTAAAATAATGATAGGAACACGATCGATACCTGTCACACGCTTTCCAATAATAAATCCATTGCTATTCAGGTTCATGTTTTTGGTACTGGCGACGGTCAGATCGGCAACGCGCATAGAACATCCTGATAAAGCAACCATCGACAATAAAAGCATTACTAATTTTTTCACTTCGTTATCCTCATTAAAAAGCGCGAGGATAATAAACTTCTATTCTGTCAAAGCTTATCAAAGTGAGCGGTTTATTTTTAATGAAATGTATTCGTTTTGTTAAAAATAAATCACTCAAATCTCTCTTTCCAAATGGATTAACGATGAATGAAGTCATGACCCGCATTGAACTCGGCGGCGTTCTCGGTCGCACCTTTGGGAAAGTTCATTACCGTTCGATTACCCGCACTCAGGAGGCGTGTCGATCGCTTGCCGCTACGGTGAAAGGGTTTGAATCCTTCATGATTACCAGCAAACGGCGAGGGCTGACCTATAGCGTTTTTCGTGGCAAAGCCAATATCGGATTCGAAGAGCTGAGTTATCCGGTGACGGGCGAGACGATCAAAATCATGCCTGTTTATATCGGCAGTAAACGAAGTGGACTCTTTCAGACGATTATCGGTGCGGTTCTGGTGGTCGTTGGCGTAGCTATCAGCTACTTCACAGGCGGTACGGCGTCAGCGGTCGGAGCAGGTATCGCAAAATTCGGCGGTGCGATGCTTATCGGTGGTGTCATCCAGATGTTATCACCTCAGCCGCCAGGACTGGCTCACAAAGACGATTCTGATAATGCCCCCTCCTATGCCTTTGGACCGGCGGTCAATACGGCGGCACAAGGTTATCCGGTGCCGTTGCTCTATGGCCAGCGTCGAATCGGTGGCGCGGTCATCAGCGCCGGAATCTATATCGAAGACCAGCAATAAGGATCATCTATGAACGAAGTGATGACGCGCATTGAACTCGGAGGCGTGCTGGGAAAAACATTCGGTAAAGTGCATTACAGGTCGATTCGCAAAACCCAGGAAGCCGCTCACGCGCTCGCCGCCACACTCAAAGGGTTTGAGAAATACATGATATCGAGCCGAAAGCGCGGACTGACATTCTCTGTGTTTACAGGCAAAACCAATATTGGCTTTGACGATCTGAAAAAACCCGCATCGGGTGAGGTGATCCGCATCGTTCCGGTGATTATGGGCAGCAAGCGCGCCGGACTCTTACAAACGATTGTGGGTGTCGCCCTGATTGCGATCGCGATTTTTGCTCCATGGGGTGCGGCGATTGCAGGAAGTAACTTTGCTTTTCAGGCAGGCGTCGCGGTCACGCTCGGTGGCGTGGTGCAAATGCTTTCGCCTCAGGCACAGGGTTTATCCTACAAAGATGATTCAGACAACCAGCCTTCCTATGCATTCGGGCAACCAACGAACACCGCATCACAGGGTTATCCAGTTCCGTTACTGTACGGACAAAGGCGAATCGGCGGGGCGATCGTCTCAGCCGGGATGTATGTCGAAGATCAGCAATAACGACGTTGTGAAGACGGGTCGCGCAAGCGGCCTTTTTTTATAGGCGCGATATGGCAAACAAAAAGATTTCAGGCAGGAAGGGCGGTTCCACATCATCCAGAACACCTGTTGAACAACCCGATGATCTCCAGTCGGTCGCGAAAGAAAAGATACTGATTGCGCTCGGTGAGGGTGAGTTTGCGGGAGAATTGACAGGACAGAATATTTATCTCGACGGAACACCGTTACTGAATGCGGATGGGTCGAGTAATTTCAGCGGTGTCTCATGGGAATTTCGGGCAGGCACACAGGATCAGACTTATATCCAGGGTTTGCCAGGAACCGAAAATGAAATTGCCGTCGGAACCACGATTACTGAAACCACGGGGTTCACTCGGACTTTCACCGATACCACCCTTTCCGCAATCCGGCTTCGTATTCAATGGCCATCGTTATTCTCTCAGGACAGCAACGGTGACTTAAACGGTTACTCGATAGCCTATAACATTCAGGTTTCAACCGATGGAGGCACGTTCAACACCGTCATTGATACCGCTGTGACAGGTAAAACGACCACAGGTTATGAGCGTTCACATCGCGTGGATTTGCCTCAGGGCGGTTCAACATGGACAGTGCGTTTAAATCGCACTACAGCGGTTCAGAACTCGGCGCTCATTGGCGATACGATGACCCTTGAGAGTTATACAGAGGTCATTGACGCGAAACTGCGTTATCCCTTAACCGCTTTACTTTATATGGAGTTCGACTCCAGTCAGTTCTCAGGCAACGTGCCACAAATCACCTGTGAACCGAAGGGTCGAATTATTCGTGTGCCGGATAACTACGATCCTGACACGCGAACCTATACCGGAACATGGGACGGCACCTTTAAACTCGCCTGGACAGATAATCCGGCCTGGGTGTTTTATGATTTGGTGGTCACAGACAGGTTTGGCCTGGGAGACCGACTGACCTCAGACAACATCGATAAGTGGACGCTTTACACCGTCGCGCAATATTGTGATGAACTGGTGCCGGACGGGTTAGGAGGCAGTGGAACGGAACCGCGCTTTAAATGTGATGTGTATGTTCAGAACCGATCTGATGCTTATACCGTGTTTCGGGACTTTGCAGCCATTTTCAGAGGGATGACGTATTGGGCCGGTGATCAGATTGTCGCGCTGGCTGATATGCCGCGCGATGTCGATTACAACTACACAAACGCCAATGTCATTGACGGTCAGTTCGCTTATTCCAGTTCAAACACCAAAACCCGTTATACCTCAGCCCTCGTTTCATATTCCGATCCGGCGAATGGGTATGCCAACGCCGTTCAGCCTGTCTTTGAACCTGACTTAGTCACACGATATAAGACGTTTAACCAGCTGGAACTCACAGCCATTGCCTGTACTCGACAGAGCGAGGCAGACAGGCGAGGGCGCTGGGGGATTTTAACCAACATTCAGGACAGGGTGATCACGTTTCAGGTCGGTCTCGACGGGGATATTCCGTTACCCGGTTATATTATTGCTGTGGCCGATGAGTATTTATCGGGTCGGGTAGCAGGTGGACGCATTCGATCGGTTGATGGTCGGATTATTACGCTCGACAGAACGCCGGATGCAAATGAGGGAGACCGACTACAGCTTAACTTACCCTCAGGCACTTCAGAGGCAAGAACCATTGAGTCGATCGCCGAAAACATCGTGACGGTCTCGGTGGCCTATACTGAAACACCAGAGACAGAATCAGTGTGGATCGTCGAATCAACGGAGGTGCTAGCCCAGCTCTATCGCGTCTCGATGGTCAGTATGGATGATGACGGGAATTTCAGTATCACCGGGAGCACTTACGATTCCTCGAAATACGATGCGATCGATAATGGCGCGCAGCTCGATACCCGACCTGTCAGCGTAATACCCGCTGGCACACAGAACGCGCCTTCGAATATTGTCATCGATGAATATTCGGTGGTGAATCAGGGTATCAGTCTCCAGACAATGCGCGTTCAGTGGGATCCGACGGATAACGCATTGGCCTATGAAGCGCAGTGGCGACGCAATTCCTCGAACTGGATCAATGTTCCCCGCACCTCGACCATCTCCTTTGAGGTTCCGGCAATCTACACAGGCACCTATCAGGCGCGGGTCAGAGCGATTAACGCCGCTGAGATATCATCAGGATGGGCGAATTCGGATCTGGTGGATTTAACAGGTAAGGTGGGTAATCCTCCCTTGCCTGTTGGCTTTAACGCATCAACAGATGTTGTCTGGGGGATTACGTTAACCTGGGGCTTTCCTGATAACACAGAGGATACACTCAAGACGACCATCCAGACCGCGACGAATGCTGAGGGAACCGATGCGACCTTGCTCGCCGATGTCGCTTATCCCAGTCATGTTTACGTAATGCAGGGTTTAGTCTCGGGTCAGGGATTCTGGTTCCGCGCGCAGCTGGTGGACAAAACCGGGAATGAGTCAGGTTATACCGACTGGATCCATGGTGAGGCATCAGAGAATATCCCGGACATTATCGGCGACATCAGTAAAGAGATTGAGGCGTCACCTGCATTCCAGGCGATTAATCAGAATATCGCCGATAATGCAGCCGCGATTCTTGAGAATGCGCTCGCGAACAATGCCACTGTAGAGCGTCAATATCAGCAATATGGAGAGGTTCACGCCGAAATTCTTACTATCAGTACGACGGTCGCGGACCAGAATCAGGCCTTAGCCGATCTGGAAACGCGGCTAGATGCGGAAATCGATGATACCGCCGCGCTGATTGATGAAAAGCTGACGGCAAACGTCACGGATGACGGCACGGCCACCGCGACATTCTCGCTTGAGGTCGGTGTCACACGTAGTGGAACCTTCTATTCAGGCGGGATGGCCGTCGGTATCGCTCCTGCAACAAATGGCGGGTATGAATCGACCATCGTGTTCAGTGCGGATCAGTTCGGTATCTATAACGGTTCAGACCCCACAAACTATCAGCTGGCGTTTTCTGTTGTGAATTCTCAAACCTATATAAATTCCGCATTCATCGAAGATGCGACCATTACCAGCGCCAAAATTCAGGACGTTATTCAGTCATCTTCTTACGGAAACGGCGGAGGCTGGCGGCTGAGTAAGAATGACAACAACCTTATTTTTACGGATGCGAATAATGTGGTTCGTTTTAAGGTGGGACGCCTATGAGTGATTTTGGTTTTCAGGGATTTAACGCAAGTGCCGGACTTCAGTTTGATACGAGCGTGATGTTTTCCAGACTTAAGGGTTCGTTTCAGATTCCGATTTCGCAATATACGTTTCAGGCTCCATATTCGGTAAGCTTTGCAGCTGACTTTTCAGGTGGCACACCCTTTACGTTTTTTGTCCCGATTGCCGGGATAACGGTGCCGAATACGGAAACCTTCGCTTATCTCACCCCCAACATCACCATCGGTTCGGGTTCAATCACGCTTTCGTACAACAATAACATCGCCTCATTCCCTGACGATTTGGCAACAGGATTATGGATAGGCGGGTTAATGGTGTATTGGGGTGTTTATTACGGGCCACATGATTTATGACTGACTTTGTATTAGAGGTTATCAATTCACATGACCTGGCAATACAGACAACAACGGATGTGAATTTTGTTTTACGGTCATCCGGTCAATTCTCAGACGCAAACTTTAATACGACCAGCCAATATTATAATCACGCGTATATGGATATCAGCGCGATGAACGCGCCATTGGTTTTCTTTCGACCCATGACATCGAGTTCGCGCATTGCTTATATCCCAGGCATTCAGGAACACATTGCAGGGGCGAATGGTGCTACCCAAAAACGAGGAACCGTTTTGAAATGGTACAACCTCACAATAGGCACGATGCAATATTACATTTTCGATCAATGGGTTCCTCCTGAGCGATCAGATTATGGCATCCAGGCCTTCGACGGTTCAGGGAATATCATCTTTGATGCCGGATGGAATTTCATGAAGGTCGTGAATATCAAATGGCTCGACCCGGGTTTCCCGAATCATGCCAGCGATCCGGGTGGTTCAAACTGGACAAGCGTCGGAACGATGGGTGCCGGAACACTCGCTGGATCGATGCCCAATCCGCGAGGCTGGATTTATCAGGGTCTGGGCACCTTTGGTATCGTGTTATATGAATCCTTTCACTTTGATGGAGCAAGTAACGAGGTGATGATCTCGCTAGTGCCAAGAGGTGAATTTCTCGATGAAGCTCCGGCGACGGGCTGGATGCATGATGCAAGCCTTTCACACGTCATGGCTGTTGACGTCTCTTCTCTCCCCACAAACTACAACTCGATTAGTGTATCCGCTTCCTAATCTGAGGGTTTATTTATGCCATCGGGAACGATTACCGTTACTAACGCCTCAACCACCATCACTGGAGATGGCACCACTTTTACAACTGATGTGAATGCGGGTGATTATATTTCCTTTGCGATTGGCGGCGTCCAATATACCTATCCTGTTGCCACCGTTGACAGTGATTCAAGCTTAACAATTGCGATGGGATTCAATGGCACAACGACATCCAGCCTCACATATGAGGTCGTGCCAATCACTCAGTTGATTCCAATCCCTGCATCACTGGTGAATCAAACCACTCAAGCACTAAGAGGAAACCAAACCGATCGGGATAACTGGAATCAGCTTTTAACTGTTGATGATGATGTCACAATCACAAATCCAGATGGTACGACCTTTACCGGTCCCAGCTGGTTGAAAGTGGCAGAAGGAATCAATCTCACTGACCTGGATCAAGTCACCGCGATTGCCTCACAAATTCAGGCTAACGCCGATGCGGCTTCCACCAGCGAAACGAACGCAGCCAACAGCGCAAGTGCCGCCGCGACCAGTGAATCTAACGCCGCAACAAGTGAACAAAACGCCGCAACAAGCGAAACCAATGCGGCACAAAGTGCAACTGATGCCCAAACCAGCCTTGATTCAATAGGTGATTCTGTTACGCAAGCGGCTGAAAGCGCTTCAGCCGCATCGGATTCAGCAAGTGCAGCCGCAACATCAGAAAATAATGCCGCTAATTCCGCTTCCGCAGCCAGTACAAGCGAACAAAATGCGGCAACTAGCGAACAGAACGCATCGACAAGCGAAAGTAACGCCGCAAGTTCAGAATCCAATGCCAGCGATTCGGCTGACGCATCGGCACAAAGTGCATCAGATGCCGCAGACAGTGCAACCTCAGCAGCGACAAGCGAAACCAACGCATCGAATTCAGCCATTGGTTTGAGTGCCGCTGTCAGCAGTGCGGCACAAAGTGCATCAGATGCGAGTGATAGCGCCGATCGGGCTGAAGCCGCAGCGGCAGATCTGGAAAATAACAATGCGTTAGCCGCAACCATTGATCATATCGATACGGATACTAATGACGTTTATTTTAAAGGTTCTTTGATTTCAGGATATACCTCAACGGATCCATCAGAAATGAATGCCGCTTTTGTCCTGGCGAATGAACCTGTGACGGGCGATGTTGTTAATGGCGGAGTAATAAAAACATCGATCATCGTTGGTGATGACGAATATTTGTCCGCAACCATTCAAACGAATGTGACAGTTGGCAATGATCCGACAGTCGATATTGTGCTGACGGATTCAACCGGAGACGAAACGTCAACGAAATCATGGTCGATGCCTAATACTGAAGGGCAATTACTTAACCTCGATGCCGCTGGAATGAGTTCAGCAAGCGATACCGTTGTTAATTTTAAAGGTTCCGTCGGGGTCACAGTTGATGCCTCTCGCGATACAGAGTTAGTGACATTACGGCAACTCAATACAGCTTTAGCTGGTGTGGGAGGCGATAATGGTGCGACTTTAAACGGGGTTATGAATAATCTTATTGGAGGGGTTGTTTGGGTGAATGGCGCGCGAGGAGTTGATCGAGCTGGCCATCTCCCGGCTGATGGACAGGAATTAACTCGAACAGATTACCCTGACCTTTGGGCAGCGGTTGAAGCTGGATTATATGCCAGTATAGATGAAATAACATGGCAATCATCAGCAAGTAATCGAGGTTATTATTCTACTGGCGACGGCTCTACAACGTTCAGATTACCCGATCTTAATGGTCGTCAAAGTGGGTCAACTCAAGGAATTTTCCTTCGAGGTGATGAAGATGGCATGTTGCCTGGTGAGGTTAGAACGAGTGCTATTCCTAACATTTCAGGATCCCTGGGAAATCTAGGATCTAATTTAAGTGGTGGTGCAACATCAAGCAATCAAGGATCTGGCGTTTTAATGTGGTCAGGGATTACAGCTCCAACATACGCAGGGACAGGAACATCTCCGTCTTCGAGCGGGTTATTTGATCTGAATTTCAATGCCAGTCGCGGGAGCAGTATATATAAAGATAATCTTTCAGAAGTTAGACCGCCTTCTGTTTCTGGTATGTGGTTGATACGTGTAAACGGATCGTTCGTTTCATCAGATACGAATTTCAATGTTATCAACGCAATCGATGCACTTCCTGATTCAGGAGTTGTTGTAAACGGAGGAGATTTACAATCAGTTTATCAGGTTGATGGATCAGATTATGTTGTTGCTCGATTACGTTCCCAATTAACCGTCGGTACTATTCCTTCAGCGATGATTGAAATCATCGATTCCTCAGGCGATACCGTCACAACAGATCAGATCCAGTTTGATAAAACAGGGATGGTCTATCGCGAGGCAAGTGGTGCCGGGTCGGATAATAATCGAACGGGTGGACATTACCGATCTGAGACGACTCAAAGTTTTGGTCAGATGTATGCTTACCGAAATTCAGCTGATGGCGGTTTGGTCTTCCAGGTCTCTCAGGATTCAGAGGCCGTTCAGAGCTTTTTCATGACAGGTGAAGGTCACTTTGTCACACCAGGACAAATTGACGCTTTAACAGGTCCTATTCAAGCGGTCAATGGGGAAGTAGTTACTGCGACAACCGCTCCCAGCTCTCCGACAAATGGAAATTATCTTAACACCCCAGCAGTCAAAGCTTTATTGATAGGAAGAGGAGCACGAGGTGATACTAGAGGTGGCTTTTTTGGGATGTATCATCAGGAAGAAGTCGGAGTGATGGCAAGAGGGATATTTAACTTAAATGGATATGGTACAGACTGGAGTTGGTCATTTAATCAAGACGAAACAACATCTTCACCTTTAGGTCAATTAACAGCCGGAGGTTCTGACCGAAGGATGAAAACGAACATCCAGCCGACGACACCTGGCGCTGGAGAAAGAATTGATCAGATAGAGGTCATCGAATTTGAATGGATCCGGTCAGGAATAAAAGAGCGGGGATGTATTGCGCAACAAGTTCAGGAGATAGATGAACTTTATACTCACTTAAACGGCGAGAATATCGACAGCGAAGGGAATAAGTTTACTGTCCTGAATGTCAGAGATCGGGCGATTCTTGCTGATGTTGTTGTTTGCGTTCAAGAGTTAAGAACTCAGGTAAAAGATTTAAATTCCTCAATATCATCAATTTCAGATGAACTGAAGGCTGAAAAAGAAAAAACAAAGTCTTTAATTGCGGCGTTGGGTTATCTGGCTGACGGAGATAACGAGAGCTTTAAAGAAAATTTAAATGAACTCAGAGGCGTTCACATTTAAATCCAATCTTAATTAATCTAGGGCTTATTATGGCTTCAGGAACTATTTCTGTTGAGAATGGTTCGAGTGATGTCGTCGGTATGGATACCGCGTTCACATCCGAACTGAGCGTTGGCGATTATATCTTGTTTACGATTGGAGGAACCCTTTACACCTATCCTATATTGACGATTACAAGCGATACCGCTTTAACGTTTGCTGATGATTTCGATGGCCCGACAACAGCAAGTGTTTCGTTCAATTCAGTGCCACAAAACCAAATGGTTTCAATCCCGATGGATCTCGTTTATCAGACGACACGCGCCATACGCGGATTGAATCTTGATAAGGATAACTGGCAGCAAGTATTCAGTGTTGATGATGACATTACCGTTACCTTACCTGATGGAACTCAGTATTCAGGTGTTAGCTGGTTAGAGGCATCAAAGGGGATTGACCTCACCAATCTCGATACGATCAATGCGATTGCTGATCAGGTGAATTCAGATGCGACAACCGCCAGCGATGCAGCAACAGCGGCAAGCACATCTGAAACCAACGCAGCAACAAGCGCCAGTAATGCCGCGACAAGCGAACAGAATGCATCGAATAGCGCAACCGCCGCCGATCAAAGCGCAACCGATGCGCAAGCCTCAGCGGACTCTATCGGCGATGCTGTCGCTCAGGCAGCCGCAAGCGCTTCAGCGGCGTCAGATTCTGCAAGCGCCGCCGCAACATCAGAAAGTAATGCAGCCGATTCTGCCTCAGCCGCCAGTACAAGCGAAACCAATGCCGCGACAAGCGAAGCGAATGCTTTAACCTCTGAAAACAATGCTGCAACCTCTGAAAGTAATGCCAGCCGTTCAGCAGATGAAGCAGCGCAAAGCGCGTCAGATGCGAGTGATAGCGCAGCAGCAGCAGCAACCAGCGAAACAAATGCATCGAATTCAGCTGAAGGGATACAGGATGCGATGACCAATGCCGCACAAAGCGCGTCTGATGCGAGCGATAGCGCTGACCGTGCGGAAGCAGCCGCCGCCGATCTTGAGAATAATAATGCTCTCGCGGCTACGATTGATCATGTAGATTCAGATACAAATGATGTTTATTTTAAAGGCTCGTTAATAGCAGGTGAGAACGCAACAGAACCACAATCTTTCAATTCTATCTATTCTGATAGTGAATTAGGATCAACAGGTGATGTTGCTCAAGGTGGAGATTTAACCTCAACGTATCAGGTCAATCAAACTGATATCTCAGCAATCAGTTTGCATTCCACCTTTAATGACGGCTTAACAGCAGGAGGTGAAATCGTTCTTGTGGATTCAAGCGGTTCAGAGGATGTTACGACATCCTGGGTTTTACCGAATTTAGCAGGAACATTAATCACAAGTGAAGGATTAAACATCGATACCGTAAACGGTAATGATGTGACCTTTGAGGGTGCATTAGGTGTCGGTCGAGATGCCTCAGCAGATAATGAATTAGTCACTTTACGTCAATTACGCGCGGCTGTTGCTGGTGGTTCAAGCGATGGTTCAACCCTTAACGGGGTGATGAACAATTTTGTCGGTGCTGTAGAATGGTTTGTCGGAACGCGCGCGGCTTTACCCGCAGCACATTTGGCCGCAGATGGGCAACTTCTTAATCGCGCTGATTATCCTGACTTATGGGAAGCGATTTCTTCTGACATATTCCAAAGTATTGATGATGACACCTGGCAAGGAACGCGGACTTCTCGCGGGTCATATAGCACAGGGGACGGATCAACAACATTTCGAATGCCTGATTTGAATGGTCTCTTTGTACATCCCACTGATTCAACTTTGAATGCTATTGAGGGATTGTTCTTAAGGGGGGACGGTGGTAGCGAAGGGGGTGGAGTAGGAACAATTCGACCTTCAGCCGCACCGAATATTACTGGTTCATTTCAGCTTCATGCTGAGGGTGCAGCTAATATTATTGCAGGTTATACGGGATTCTGTGTAGGAGCTGAAGGTGACACCTCCAACTATAGAACTCCAGCAGATCTGACTACTCATGCTTCAGTTCGGTCATACGGAACCATGAGGTTTGACGCGTCAAATTCTAATTCAGCATATGGTAATACCTCAACGACTGAGGTTCGTCCGAATTCTGTTAAGGGCATTTGGCTGATTCGTGTGAGTGGGGTGTTTGAATCGGCAAGTACTGTTTTTAATGTCATCAATGCTGATGAAGATGAGCCTGGTTCTGGCGCTGTTGTATATGGAGGTTCAGTCACTAGCGAATATGATGTTGCGGGTGCGATAGAAACAACCTCCACATTTCGAGCAAGAACAACATTTGGAACCACCACCGCACGTTCATCGATCATTGAATCATCCGATGGAACGAATACGAATGTTTTAGCTATAAACTCTGGAGCGTCTGGTTCTGGGGGTGTTGGAACAGATATCATTGCCGAATCAGGTGAACTAGGGCTTTACAGTCGCGGTGGGGCGGTGATTCGTGCTCTCGATGATGGCTCCGTTCGCTTTCAGGATAGTGCGGGTGTAGGAAGAATGCACCTTTATAATGTCGGAATCGATATTGCTGGAAGAATAAACAGCGCAGATGTTATTATTTCCAGTAATCTTGCCACTGAATCAACAGGAAATGTCAGCAATAATGCTTTGATAATGACCGCAGCTGATACAAATTATAACTGTTACTTAGGTTATTATTTGGTTGCAGGAGAATATCATAGCTGGCGAACAATAATGAACGGAACAACGACGTTTCAGGTTCGCGGAGGAGCGCAAGGTTGTTATGCGGCATCATTTAATCAAACGTCAGATTCAAGATTAAAGTTTAATAAGAAATTCATAGAGAATAGTTTAGAGAAAACCGTCGGAATGAGGGGGATGACTTATGATAAAAATGGTCACGACTCGGCGGGTGTCATTGCTCAGGACATTGTTAAAGAATTTCCTCAAAGCTGTACTGAAGTTCCCCAACCAATTCAATTTTCTGATGGTTCAGTTCTTGAATCTTATCTAGCGCTCGACTATGGATGCATAACAGCACTTCATACCGAATCGATAAAAGAAATGCTTTTGATGATAAAAGACATTTTTGATGATCCGAATGGTGCCGGAAGAGATAAATTAAATGATTTATGCTCTAAAATTAACACCTCCTTAGATGACGAAATGATAAATAAGGGCGATACCTCCTATCATGATCTTCAGCCTGAAGAGACAAGCTGATTAATTCGCATAGAATGAGAGTTAATCAATTCCATCATTCTTAAAATGCTGTGAAAGAACCTACAAAAAAGAGGATCATTCACATGCATAGCTCACAGATCACCGTACTATTAAACGAGGACGATCAGAATCGGGACACGACTCATACCTTCATGACCTATGCGGGTGAGGCGTGTTCCATTCCTGGGTTCTTCATCCCAAAGCCGTTCAGGCTCTTCAAAGCCATTCACTGTAATGAGTACAGAATCATTTCAGATGAACCCAGACCAAAGACGTTGTTTTATATTAAGCTCTTTGATTTGGATCCTACCAAAGAGTTTATGCTTAAACGCATTTCCTCCCTGTCAAAAAAAATCACGCAATGCCTTGTCTGGAGTTCTCTTGTGCCGGGACATCGTGACGCCTTTCATTTCCTTGCCACCCGTTTCTTTGAGCATTTCCTTGATTCATTCAATATCGCCATCACACCAGGCCCGATGACATTATGCGGCGCGCATTTCTGGGAAGGTCGTTTACTGACCTCTTTCACACAATCTGATGTCTCAGTTTTCAGCTTGAAAGATACTGAGGGCGAATCCTCTATTGAAGAGATCCCGAACTGGATTGATTTTCAGATCGAATGGAGCGAATTCATCTATAAATCCTGTGAGGGCATCAATGATGATTCGGTGATCCTGATAAGCAAGGCTCGCCCTGATTACAGTGAACGTTTTTTGATTGGATAGAGTTAAAGCTTAAGGGAAGCTTAAATCATGAGCACCAGCAACATCATAATAATCACCATCGTTTTATATTTTTTGCCTTTGTGGCTCGCCTGGTACAACCTCAACCGCTTCAATTGCTGGTTCGATCGTCTGGCAGTCTGTGGACATTGGATCTGGACAGGATGGGTCGTCTTGCTGATAGATTACTGTTTTATGGGCTAA